CGGAAGCCAAGGGGATATTCTCTTTTGAAAAGAGAATGTCCCCCCGGCCCCCTAAAGAGAAACGCAGGGGGATTTCGATTTCCCCCCGCACCCCCTTGAAACGACACAAAGGGGCGGAATTGCGATTCCTCACCTTTGGAAACCCCACCTTGAGGGGGCGGGTGAATAACAGAAAGGAGAACGCTTCATGCCAAGTCCAACCGTCATTGTGAACCACAAGACATACCGCGGCGTGGGGCGTTTATCCATCCCCCTGTCCACCGGGACGGGGAACGGAGATTTCATTTACATCGGCGGAGATCCGGGAAGCCTGCCGCAATGGCAGGCGAGCGTGAAGATCGCAGGCGTGAAATACAACGCCGTACAGCGGGTAACACTGCCGAAGCAAGGCGGCGGGGAAGCCCACTACCTATGCGCGGCGGGGACCTTTCGGGAGTTTCCCGTAAACCCCGGCGGCAAAAAAATTAACATCGGAGACTATGTGAAGCTGGAAGCAGGGCTGTATCCCAGCGAAAGCCTGTACCCAAGCGCGGACCTTTACCCAAGCAACGTGATTCTGGCGACCGGGGCGGGGACGGACTCCGCCAACGCCGACGGCATTGCCATGAATGACGCGGAACCAGGAGGGACCGTGCTGGTATACATTCCAAAAACGTAAGGAGGGGCGGCTATGGGAACGAGTTGGAGCGAGATCATTTCGGACCATGCCATGGTTTTTATTGATGACGTGAGACTGACGGATCAGGCGGCGGAAAGCCCTGCGCGGTTCCTCCGGCGGATGAGCCTGTACATGAAAAACGCGATCCCGGTATTCAACCGTCCCCCTGAGATAGTGGATTACCTGAAGGAGGGACTGACGGAACCCGCCTACGGGGACAGTGCATGGGCCTCCACCTTGGAGAGCATTGCGAAAGAAACGAAGGTAGAGACGGGGATGACCGGCTACGAATTATTCTCCTGCGCACAGCGGGCGGAGCAGCCGGACGGGTCCGTGCTCTTAGTACCGTATGGAGAGGCGGTGTATGACCCGGAGACCGGGACCGTGACCTTCCCTCCCCAGATGGACGCGGGATTGCAGTACGAAATGGACTTTTACACCGACGGGGCCTTTGCCCATGACCTGACGGCGGAGCAAAAGCGGCTGTTGGGATTGTGCGTAGCCTCCGTATGGGACGAGCGGTTTTTCCGCAACTGGCTCAGCGACGCGCCAAAGGATCATGACCGGAGCTTTAACCCACCTAACGAGCCGCAGTACATGGAAAAGGGCAGCAAGAAAAAACTGCAAAACCGGGGGCTGTTGAATCAGGAATTGCGGAAGTATGAGCAGGACTGCCTGTACGCAACGGCGTTCCACCGGTCTATGCGGCAGATGGAGCTGATCTGAAAGGAGGGAGCCACATGGCGGACGCTAAGCACGGCATGAAAAACATCGGCCTTTTGAGCGGCGGGAACGGCAGGGCGACCAACGCTCCGACCCAATACCGGGACCGGAAGCGGCAGTATTTTGCGGATGCCACGGCCCGGTTTGTGGAGGAAATGGCTCCTTACGCCACGGACTTTGTGACGGCCCGGATGCAGGGCTTGGTTCCCGGAGACTTCTACCAGTGGAGCACAAAGCGCATCCGGTTCTCCGACACCACCAAGCAGGGCGTCAGCCTTACCCGAAAGACCGATGACCAGAAGGCATTTTTGGTGGCGGACGCCAGCGTAGACTACATCCCGGAGGGAGCCAAGGTGGAGACCATGGGTTCCTACTGGCTGGTGACGAACCCCTCCAACCTGTCCAGCGCAATAGGGACCGGGATCATGCGGCGGTGCAACGCCGTATGGCGGTTTCTGGACTGGTACGGGAACATCCGAGAAGAACCGATCCTTGTGGAAAAGTCCTTGGCGCAGGCCACAGCCAACGATTTTCAGGAAATGACCCTCATCATGCAGGGATATTTCAACATCATCTGCCAGCGGAACGCCAACACAGAGCAGCTGGACCAGAACAGCCGCCTGATCTTAGGGCGGCGGGCCTACCAGATCACGGGCTACTCCGACGTGACGCAGGAGTTTACCGGTGACGATGAGAGCACACACCTGCTGTATTTCAACGCCCGGATGCAGGAGCCAAACCACGAGATCGACGATCTGGAAGCGAAGGTGGCAGGGGGGAAGAACTTCTCCTGGGCGGTATTTGTCACCGGGGCGCCCCGCATGACGGCGGGAGATGCCTTCCAATTCACCGCTGCTTCCCGGCGGAACGGGGCCGAGGTGGAGAACACGGAGGAACACCCCATCGGCTATGTATGGTGTTCCAGCGACACCAACGTGGCCACGGTGGACAGCAAAGGCGTGGTAACAGCGGTAGGCGAGGGTACCTGCCAAATCACGGCGGTGCTGGACCAAAACCGGACTTACGGCGGGACCTTCGCCGTGACGGTGGAGGCATCGGCGGCAAAAACACCGGCGGTACGGTTTTTGAACGAGGTTCCCCGGTATATGGCCCCCTACGATGTAGAGACCTTGGAGGCGGCGCTGTTTATCGGCGGCGTTCGACAGGACGCGGCAGTGGAGTGGACCTATGAGGGAGCCGCAGAGGGTTCTTACAGCGTGAGTGTCAATGAAAACCGGTTGACAGTAAGATGCTGGGGAAACAGCCCAAAACCGCTGACGGTGACGGCCAGATGCGAGGGCGAGAGCGTCAGCGCGGAGATCGAATTGGAGGGCTTGTGAGATGGCAGAGAAGTGTCCATACGCTTACAAGCGGCCCGGAACGGTGAGCTTGCTGTGTGAGATGCAGCCGGGGCAGAAATTCCCTATCTGCGGGCACCAGCATTTGTGCGGCGTGACCGGGCAGTGGGAGAACACGCCGCAGGCGGCCTTGTGCCCCCTGCGAGAAAGCAACCGTGAGAAATTCCAAAAAATCTGAAAGGAATGACGTATATGGAATGGAAAAAGCTGACGGAGGAAGGGCTGCTGGCAGCCAGAGACTATGTGCCCCTGATGGAAAAGGCGGCGTTTGCGGCGGAGTGCGCCGGACGGTGCTTTGACCGGATGGAAGTTCGGGTGGAGAGGGGACAGGTACTCCCCTACTTCAAGGAGAACGTGGAGCGGCGGAGCCGGTATCTCATGGGCGGATTCGTGAAGCTGTATCTGGGAGAGGACTTTGAGCCGGTGGAGGGAGAAACTTACCTTATGTCCGCCGATGACTATGACCGGTGGGCCGGAGGTCACATCTTCAACCAGATCGACCGCATGAAGGGGAAGGGGCCGGAGCTGCGGGACAAGGCCTTTGACCTGCTGGCGGATTACCGCGATCTGGAAAAGATGCTGAAAACGGAGATTTACGGGATGCTGCAAGCCATGAACGATCCCGTGAGCCGGTTTCAGGACCTTGCGGCGCAGAGCATGACGCCGGAGGCGGTGCAAAAGACGCTGGACGATCTGAAAGAGGCCCGGAGCGCCTTTGACGCGGCCTTTCAGCAGCGGAAGGGCGGCGCACAATGAATTCGGCCTTCCACAGCCCCACCTATCCCTACGAGCGGGTACAGACCGGTTTTCTGACCTTCCGTGGGGCGGAGGAGATCCCCCACAAGCTGTTGACCTATCTGATGGACCTGCCGCTGCCGGACGGCTACGAGCCGGTGGATGACAACACCCGCCCCCGTGTCCGGCTGATGAAATATCTATGGCATGACGGGGCCAAGCCGCTGGGAGAGCGGCTGCCCACGGCCAAGGAAAAGCAGAGCCTTCTTTTTGACGGGAACGAGCCTGTGGTAGACAGCAGCACCCAGCGCCGCAAGCACCCGAAAGGGTATCGCCTTTACGCCCAGAAGTTCTGGGGGGAAGCCCAGACGGAGGCGAAAAGCATGATCAAGTGCTATCTGGGCCGCATTTTTTCACAGACGCCCTTTGACGCGCGGATCGGCATTACCTTTGTAATTGCCTGCAACGTGAATCAGGAGACCACCACGAAAACGGAGGCATATTCCAGAGCCTACGATATGGAGCAGTGCATCATCGAAGCACTGAACGGGGTGAACATAGCGGGGATCGGCGTGTGCGACTTCTCCCGTATCGCCCACGCAGACAACGGCAGCCGCCCGGTCTATGACCAGACGGGCACGGTGGTGGGCCGGGAACTGAAAATGAGCATCCATTGGGCGGAAAGCGAAGTCGCCATGGGGGACACCATTGAGGACTACTAAATTCACAACGGGAGGACAGCCACCATGAACATGGAAGAAGCAGCCGTAAAAATAGAGGGCCACGAGCACGAGATCAAATCTCTGAATCACCGCATGGCCGATGTGGAGCGGGATCAGCAGGCGCTGATCAAGCTGACTGCCAGCGTAGAGGTAATGGCGACCAAGCAGGAAGAAATGGGGACCAAGGTGAGCCGGATCGATGAGAAGATGACGGAGATGGAAGGGAAGTCCGCCAAACGGTGGGACAGTCTCGTGGACAAGGTGATCTGGCTGATTGCCGGGGCTTGTATTGCGGCGCTGTTTGCCAGCGCAGGCATTGCCATTTGATTTCAGATATTGGAGAGGATGAATTAAAAGATGGAACTCTCACGGAATATCAAGCGGGCGGCGGACCGCTACGAACCCGTAGAAACCGCCGGACTGACTCTATGGCCCATCCGGGTCTGTGAGCAGGAGGAATTTGAGCGGGCGAGACCCGCCATTGACGTGATCCAGCAGGCGCTCCCTGTGCGCTATGCGGTCATGCCTCTGCTGACAGCCTATTGGGTCATGGATCTGGAAAGCATGAAGCGGGGGGAGGAACCGGTGGGCCTTTTCAACCGGGCGCTGGCGTTTTTGGCGCTGGCGCTGCGGCTGGGGGAAGGCCGGAGCCTTTCAGACCGCATCCGCCTGTTTCATGTGAAACTTTCACCTGAAAACACAATGGATTTAAAGGGGATATGCTTTACATGGAACGGCGAGGAAGAAATCACCATTACCCCGGTACAATTCCAGCGGCTCAGGGCTATTCTGGCCTATCAGAACGGCATTGAGCTGACGGATGAGGACGCCAACCCGGATCTGTTGGAGGCGGAGGCGGAACTGGCCCGGAGGAACGGGCCGAAGCTGCGACGGGACCCAGCCGGTCTGCTTTCCTCCATCGCCCTGTTTACCGGATGCGAGGAAACGGAGATGGACGAATGGCCTATTTTAAAGCTGAAACGGCGTCAGGAAGCCATCCAGCGGGCGGCAGATTATCTGATCTGCGGCATTTCGGAGGGCAACGGCGTGAAGTGGAAGGGCGGGAACCCTGTACCCCACCTTTTCTATGACCGGGAGCGGGAGGATGCGGGGGCCGTAACCCCGCTGAGTCAATTTACCAACAACAAGGAACAAACTTAAAAGGAGTGTGAACAGACATGATCACTTTTACTGACAAGAGACTCTACCCGAAGGGCATTTGCTCCGCACAGCTTCAGGACCCTGTTACCGGCGAGGTTCTGAGCCAGAGCGACAAGTTCTCCACCGGTAACATCCAGTTCTCCGGCAACATCGACCCTCTGCGGGCCGGTCTGGGCAACGGCATCGCCACCATCATTGCAAGCGATTCCGACACGCAGGTGAACTTCACCCGCGCGGACTTCGACCTGATGAGCAAGATGATGGCTGTGGGCGGCACCGTGAGCTACAACGCCGTTTCTCCCGTCTGTCAGACGGTGGAGGCCACGGGCACTTCCCTGAAGGCCGACGTGAGTAAGCTGGTGCCTGTGGCCCAGTACGGCTATTCCTCCATTTTCTGCTACGTGCAGGAGGTGGGCGCGGCTTCCTCCTACTCTGTGGGCGGCGTTCCTTATCCCATTGACCCCGCCACCGGCGCCATTACCGGCTTCACCGCTGAGAGCGGCAAGAGTTACAAGGTGTGGTACTTTGCCCGGAAGCCCGCGGCTCAGGTGGGCGTGGTGCACAGCGCCTTTAATGGCCGCATCGTCCACTTCACCGCGCAGATCGCCGTATACCAGAACGTGTCCGGCAAGAACAAGGGCACCCGCTGGGGCTGGGCCTACCTGATCGTACCCCGCCTGTATCTGAACCCCGAAGGGGCCAACACCACCGGCGACCAGTCCAACTACGACACCACCACCATTACCGGCCGCGCCATCAACGAGGACGCTGATGTGATCTCCGCCGAGTGCGACGCTTGCGGCGGCATGGGCACTTCCGCCTACGTGGTGCTGGTTCCCGACGAGGAAAGCGATGAGGTAGCGGGGATCGCCGTCATCGGCGGCGTGGTGAGCGTGGCCGTCAGCGGCACTGCCCCCGTGAATGCCAAGCTGGTTATGAAAAACGGGGAACTGGTGACGCCCTCTCCCGCAAGCCTGCTGAAGTATACCGTGACCGCCGGGACTGCTACCGGGACCACGGTCTCCAAGGACGGCATTGTGACCGCCGGGAGTACTCAGGGCACCGGGAGCATCGCCATCCAGTATCCCGCCGAGGGGGCGGCCAAGTACACCGCGCAGGCGGTTCTGGAAGTCACCGCCGAGTAAGGGACACACCAAAAACGCCTTATCCTAAGCGTTGGATAGGATGAGCCGAGCGGGGCTGACTGACGGGGAAACCCGGCGGTCGGCCCCGCTTTTTGATCCCCGGCAGACGGGAGGGCATGAGGATCTCATGCTTTGGCGTATGCCTGGGACCATTTTCGTGAGATCACGAAAATGATGGAAAGGAGCGGGGATATGAGCGGGAGCGCATCTGTCAGGATCACAGGGCTGGACGAGGACATGGCGGCACTGGAACAGCGGTTCAAGGCGGCGCTGGCGGGGGCCATGCCCACGCTGCGGGAGGATCTGTCCCAATGCCTTTTCGAGCACGTGCAGGGAGACGTATACGAAAAATTCGACCCAAAGGAATATATCCGGCGGGGAGAATACGGCGGCTTGGCCGACATCGACGGCAACACGGAGTTTGCGGTGACAGAGGACAGCGTTTCCATGGATTACCAGCCCAGCGGCGAGAGCGAACAGGTGGAAAATCCGCTGAACGGAGACACACTGATCGGGCGCATTGAGCATCTGGACCCGCCCTATGACTGGACCCGGAGACCCCCGGCCAGACCGTTTTTTGAAAATTTTGTCACGGAACTGGTAGAAGGCGGACGGGCGGAGGAAACGCTGGTACGGGCCATGAACCAACAGGACGCAGAATTACAGATCGAAGCCAACGGCTACACGGGCCGGGAGGGTGACGAAGGATATTGAAGTAAAGGCAGGGCGGTGAAGCATGGCAAAAATTATCTTTAAGGGCGTACCCGATTTTACAGAGGTCCGGGCGGAGATCGCAAAGCTGAAGCAGGAGGTTGCGTCGGTTTCTTCCACAAAGGTGAATCTGAACGGCACGGCGCAGGGTCTGAACGGCGCGGCCAATGCCGCCGGGAAGCTGGCGGGGAACTTGCAGAAGGTCTCCACCACCTTTGACGCAAACGGGCAGGCCACGCGGCAGGTGCGGGATTTCTCCGCACGGCTGGGAGAGACCACCCGCGTGGTGGCGACGCTGAACAAGGAGACGGGGGATCTTGCTGTGACCCAGCAGACCGTGACCCGGAACTACCGACAGCAGGCCCAAGCGGCGGAGAAAGCCGCGGCCGCAGAACTGAAAGCCACCCGGCAGGCCAACGCCTATTTACAGCAGCAGACCAGAGCAGCGCAGAACACCCCTTATAATCCCACATCGATCCAGCGGCAGATCGAGGGCATGGTGGGCATCGGGAATGCCGCCAAGAGCGCTGCGGACAGTGCCGGTGTATTTGAAAGAGCGTTTTTGAACACCTCCGATAAGGTCCAGAAGGGCACGAAGGAGATGACTGAGAAAACCAACCTGTTAGGGGACAGTTTTACCAACGCCTACCTGAAAATGCTGCAATGGCAAGTGGTGGGCACTATCGTTTCCAAGACCATTGGGGCTTTCCGAGACGCCATTTCCACCATGAAGGCCGTAGACGATGAGATGGTGACGGTCCGCAAGGTAACTGGCTTTACAGCAGAGCAGATGGAGGAACTGCGGGACCGGGCGTATGAGACGGCATCGGCCTACGGCGAGGCGGCGGACGAATATCTGAACTCTGTGGCGGCGTTTGCCCGTGCCGGTTACGGCGAACAGGCGGACGCGCTGGCGGAGCTGGCCACCAAGACAAAATTAGTGGGCGACACCAACGCGGAAACGGCACAGCAGTTCCTGTTGTCCGTGGACGCGGCGTATCAGTACAAGGGAAACATTGACGCATTGACCAAGGTGCTGGACGGCGCCAACGAGATCGACAACAAGTACGCCACCAGCATTGAAAAGCTGGCGGAGGGCTTGGGGACCGTGGCCCCGGTGGCGGCACAGGCCCATGTGGGGATCGATGAACTGACGGCGGCAATCGGTACGATCACCGCCGTGACCCAGCGGAGCGGCAGCGAAGCGGCCCGTGCGTTCCGGGCACTGGTGCTGAACATCGTGGGGGACACGAAAACCGAGATCGACGAGGGCGTGACGTGGACCACCGGGGAGATCGCCGGATTGAAAGACGTGATCCGGGAGTACGCCCCGGCTGCGTATGAAGCGGCGAAGGCCACCGGCGAGGTCATTGACCCCATGGAGGCCATCGGGGGCCTTGCCCAGAGCATGAAGGACGGGCTGCTGACCGAACAAAAGCTGATGGAGATGGTCAGCGACATCGGCGGCAAGCTGCGGACCTCTCAGCTTCTGGCTCTGATCCAGAACTGGGATATGTACCAGTCCATGCTGAAGGACTACGCCAACGCCGTAGGCAGCGCGGACAAGGAAATTGAGAACGCACTGGACAGCTGGACCCGCAAGACAAACATTCTGAAAAACGAATGGACGGAGTTCATCCAAAGCATGGTGAGCACCGATGCCGTTAAGGGCGGGCTGGACGTGCTGATCGGCGCGGTGGAAGTCCTGAACACGGACATTGGTCATTTCGCGGCGGTTTCCGGGACTGCGGTTTTGGGAATGCTGGCGCTGAAAGCAGCGGCCAAGGGCGCGACGGTGGCATTTGCAAAGCTGTCGGCGGCGGGGATCGCCATGAACCCGTGGCTGCTGGCAATCGCGGCGGCGGCAGGGGCGTTCAGCCTCGTGTGGAAGGCGACGGAGGACTACCGGAAAAGCCTTGACGCGCTGAACACGGAGATCGAGACCAACACCACCCAGTTAGAAGAAAACAAGAAGCGGCTGGAAGAAATCTATGCAATTCCATGGCATGATCTAACGCCGGAGCTGATCGAGGAAAAGAAGGCGCTGGAAGCGGAAAACGCCGAACTGGAACAGCAGATCAAGCACCTGACGGCGATTGCGGAGAAGAAGGCCCAGACCGTGGGCGGAGCCGGTGGAACCACGATCACGTCCATGGGCAGTGTGAAGGGCTACGATGAATTTGTGGGCCGGTCCTTCAAGTCCACGGAGGAAATGATCGCTCAGCTCCGGCTGGTGACGGGACAGGCCATCAGCACCACGGCAGACCTGGAACGGCTGGGGATCACCTACGAAACGCTGGCGGACAAGGCCAAGGCGTACACGAACCAGCTTCAGTCCGGGCGAAGCATCCAACAGGACCAGATCGACGATTTCTACGCCGTGAAAACGGCGGCGGAACAACAGGTGGCAGCCTACGAGGAAGCCATCAAGGCCAACGGCAAGCTGACGGACGCCCAACAGGCGGACTATGACGTGCTGAAGGCATTTTTGGCACAGGTCAACAAAGCCACACAGCCCATGAGCAACTATGTGGCAGGGCTTTTGAAGGTACAGCGGCAGGCGGGGAAGTCCGGAAACCAGATTTACGATCTGGTGAAGCGGATGATCGTTCTGAACGAGAAAAAGCTGGACCTGAGTCAGCAGATCGGGGCGCTGCGGCAGCTGGCCACCGAGGCCGGGGCGGCCGCCTATTCCGTGGGCATGATCGGTGCCGCCAAGACGCAGGATGTAGAGCGGACCATCAAGGGCCTGTTGCAGACCGGAAAGGCCAAGACCTATGACGAAGCCCGTGCCATCGTTCTGAACCGGATCTACAAGTCCATGTTTACGGACACCGGGCGGGACAGCGGGACGGTGGATACCACCTCCACAGTGGATACGTCCTCCACCACATCGTCAACGGGGAAATCCACTAAGGACGCGGAGCTGGAACGGCTGAAGGACATCGTATCTCTGCGGAAGTCGGAACTGTCCCTCATGCAGGAGCGTGGGGACAGCACGGCGGACCAAATCGACAAGATGCGGCAGATCCAGGCGGCGCTCCACGCACAGGCGGAGTATATGCGGCGGATCGGGGCCAGTCAGGCGGACATCAACGCCCTGTCCACGGAGCACTGGAAGATCACCAAGCAGATCGAAGAACTGCAAAAGGATCTTTGGGACGAACTGGAAGATGCCGTTAACAAAAAGCTGGAAGAGGCGGCGGATGCCCGTGACAAGCAGGTTGACGCCATTGACAAGCAGATCGCGGCGCTGAAGGACGCCAAGCAGGCCGAGGACGAAGCACTGAAACTGGAACAGCTGAAGGCGGCGGTGCTGGAAAAGCAGAACGCCTTGCTGGAAGCCCAGAAGGAACGGACGGTGCGGGTATTCAACGCCGCAACCGGGCAGTGGGAGTGGGAAGCCAACGCCTCGTCCGTGAAGTCCGCGCAGGACGCCTATGAAAAGGCCAAGGAGGACTTGGCGGAGTATGAGCGGGAGTTGGCCCTTCAGCGGGAAATTGACGAACTGGAAGCCAAGAAAACCCTGATCGAAGAAACCTACAACACCCTGAAAGCCGAGTGGAAGCGGATCACGGACAGTTTGCAGGAACCCACCCGGACCATTGATGACATTCTCAGCGATATTGCCAGAAACGGCACACCCAAGATGCGGCAGCAGGTGGAGGAGGTCAACAACCTGCTGGGCAAGCTGAACCAGTATATCGCAGGCGTTGTGAACGGCGGGCAGATCCCCGGTCAGCCCGGAGAGGTTCCCGGCGTGAACGGGTCGGCCGGCGTGACCGGCGGCTACCATTTCGACTACACGAAGAATCCGGGCGGCGGCTGGACGCAGACGGAGATGAACGAAGGGTTTATTCCCGCCGGTTCCTCCGGCTGGAAGCTGGCGGACGGCAGCGACGCCAACCTGAACTTCAAGGACACAACGTTTTACGGGAAAGGAACGAAGGGAAAGTACACCGGCCCGGATACCAGCCGGGATGAAAAACTGGCGGGTAAAACGGTTGAGAAAAACGGCTATGTGATCACCTATGACGAACTTGGCTATGTGGTTTCCGCGACCAATGTCCATAAAGGAGCGGCCCGCGATGACCTGTCGGGAATTTACACCAAGGTAGATGCAAACGGAAATGAAATGCACTACGTTGGCTATGACAAGAACGTGGATTACAACCTTGCCATCAAGCAGGCCAAGGAAGCCGGAGCCGGACCGGGAGTAATCAAGCAGTTAGAGACGGAGCGGCAGAACAAGATCAATGCCATGTACGGCGGGGTAGACCCGGACAAGGGCGGCAAGCCATCCGGGGGCGGGTCCTCGTCCTCCAAGGGCAATTCTTCTTCCGGTTCTTTCAGCGGCGGTTCTTCTTCCTCCAAAAACAATTCCTCCGGTTCTTCCGGCAAGGGCTATGACAGCAACGTGGACTACTCTCTGGCCATTAAGAACGCAGAGAAGAACGGCGCCAGTCAGGCCACCATCGACAAGCTGAAATCGGAGCGGCAGAACAAGATCAACGATAAGTACGGCGGCAAGGACCCGTACAAGAAGTACGATTCCGGCGGCATCCTGCGGGGGCTGGGCGGCATCAAGGCCACCAGTCAGGACGAGATCGTGATCCCGCCGCTGCTGGCGGAGAAGATGCTGGAACCCAGCGCGGACAGCACCTTCCAGAAGCGGATGAGTGAGCTTGGGTGGCTGTACGGCGCGGCGGAGCGGGGCGGCGCCATGCCGGGAAAGACGGTGATGAGCCGAACCAGCTATGATCACTACGGAGACAGCTACAGCGTGAACGGCGTTCAGATCGGGGCGGAGGCGGCCAACCGCCTGACCGTTGCGCAAGTCATGCAGGCATTGAACCACGGGGCCGGGAACTTGGGCCTCTACAAAAATTAAGGGAGGCGGGCGCATGGCATTATTCCAACCAACGAATATTTATCCCTCGTCCCTTGGGGAACTGGGAAACGGCACGGTTGACATTACAAAGCCGCTGGCGGTGAGCTGGCAGGTGAACGGCAACTCCGCTATGACCGCATTTTCCCTGACGATCTGCAAAAACGATGCGGCGTCCACGCAGGTATACACTACCGGAAAGCTGACGGATGGATGCCCCTTCTACGGAACGGATTACGCGGGGAACACAATGCTATTTACCTACACCATTCCGGCCAGCGCACTGAGCGGGGCCGGGATGGTGAACGGGCAGCAATACAAGCTCATTATCAAGCAGTGGTGGGGGGAGACGGATGCGGAAAGCGTGACCCAAAGGAGCGCATCGGTCTTTCTGACAAGGGCGGACCCGGTGCTGACCGTGGCCGCCATCCCCTCGCCGCTGACGGTGCGGAAGTACGCCTTTACGGCCACCTATTCTCAGGCGCAGGGTGACACGCTGAACTGGGTGCGGTGGACGCTGCGGGCCGGGAACAACGAAGCAATCCTCTATGACAGCGGGCGCATTTACGGCACGGCGGAACTGCGGATGGAGTATGATGGCCTGTTTTCCAACACGGATTACGCCGTTCGCTGTCAGGTGCAGACGGAAAACGGCGTTCAGGCAGACACCGGCTGGGTGAGTTTCCGGGTGGCCTACGATACCACGGAGGTCTACGGCGCGGTGGTGGCGTGTCCCAACTGCAGGAAATCCGGCATCCGGGTAAGCTGGCCGGGGCTGTACTCCATCCCCGGAACTGCCACGGGCAGTACGGCAATCTCCGGGGGCAAGCTGAGCATCGGAAGCGACGGCAGCGTCACATGGAACGAGGTGACGGGACAGCCCATGAATTACCCGCAGCCGTGGAGCCTTGTGTGGAGCGGAACGGTGGACGTGACGCGGGACAACCCCATTGTGACCATCGGCATGGGAGAGACCTCGGCGGTGCTTTCGCTGGGCAAAAACGGCGGCAAGCTGACGGTGGGTGGCAGCACGGTTTGGAGTCAGGCGCTTCCGTGGCTGCGAGAGACAGACCGATTTACAGTGGTCATTTCAAACGGGCGGGTGTATCTGCGGCAGATCACGCTGGTGGGCGGCATTTATCCCCTGACCACCCTGTTCCCGTCCGTCACTTTGTTCCCCATTCAGGAACACGAGGAATTGCGAGTCTTTACCGGAACGGCAGACCTGACGGGCAGAACGATCACATCGCTGACGCTGGGCGGCGTGCAGACCTGTGATTATCTGTGGGTAGACGGGGAAACCCTTTCTGACGGCGTGCTCAGCGAGATACTGAGCTTTCAAGGGTGGACACCGGGGGCGTTTTCCGGAAACACGCTGTTTCAGACGGATTTTGCCGGCGGCTTGCAGGCGGGCAACCTGACCTTTGCCGGGACGCTGACGGGCTTTGCTATTTACCGCTACCACGAGGGAGACGCCACACTGGAACCGGTGGCGCAGACGCCCCTTTCGGAGCGGGCTATCTGGGACTGCAAGGCGGTATCGCAGGAGACATACCGCTACTATATGTTCGGCCTGGGCAAAACCACGGACGGCGCGGACGTGATCGTAACCAACGCCCTGATCTCCGATGCGGTGACGCCCATCTTCTGGGACTGGACGGTTCTGCAATGCACCAAGGACGCAGAGGGCGCCTATCACCCAGCGGCCATCTTCCGGTTTGCGCTGAACGTGGCCAGCGGCGGGATCAGCAACAACAACACCCCCGGCGTGCTGAGCAACTTCACCCGGTATCCCACGGTGCAGAGTTCCCCAAGCGATTACCGCTCCGGGACGCTCTCAGCGGCCATAGGACACGTTTTGCCCAGTGGGGAGTATACGGACACCAACAAGGTGCGGGACGCCGTGTACGCCCTCTCAACCACGCAGGACACCCTGTTTCTGAAAGACCGGCGGGGAGACCTGTGGCAGATCCGGACGGGCGGGGCCATTTCCATGAGCACCATGGACGGCAGCCGACAGCAGGTGCAGACGGTGACGCTTCCGTGGGTGGAGATCGGCTCCGCGGATGGGGCGCGTATCCTGCTCACATCCAGCGACGCTTTGTTTGCATAAAAGGGAGGCGATGCAGAGATGACCCAAGCGGAACGGATGAACGATTACCGCAAGATGCTGCGCCGGCCTTTTACCAAGCTGTGCCGCCTGCGGTTTTTACAGCCGGACGGCTCCACGGCTTTCGCACTGGACAACAACCCCACGGGGCGTTTCCCCGGGGCGTTTATCGCAGACGGGAGCCTGTCCGTGAATCTGAACAACGGGCAGCGGCGGACGGCCTCGGTGACGCTGGCAAATCTGGACGGCACGTTCGATTACAACATCAACCGGGTATGGTTCGGAAACCGGATCGCACTGGACGAGGGCCTTGTGCTCAGCGACGGCACGGATTTTTACATTCAGCAGGGGGTCTTTCTGGTGAAGGACCCGGTGGAGACGCTGGAACCGGCCAAGCGGACGGCCCAATACGATCTGGTGGATAAATGGTCGGATCTGGACGGAACGCTTTTCGGCTATCTGGAAGGGACCTATGAAGTGAAAGCGGGAACCAATGTCTTTGACCCCATCGCGGCCCTGCTGAAGCTGGATCGGGGGAACGGGGATCTGGTGGACAACGTGCCCCCGGTATTTACGGAATATTACAACGGCAAGACTCAGCAGCTAGCGGACGGGTCTGTGGCCAAACTGACGGACGCGCCATACACCCTGCGGGTGGACAGCGACAACGGAAGCTATGCGGACGTGTGCCTCGGCCTTGCGGAAATGCTGGCTGCGTGGATCGGGTACGACGCTTCCGGCGCACTGCGGATCGACCCCTCTCAGGATGATATTCTGGACAGCGACAAGCCGTTGGCGTGGCAGTTCTCCCAAAGCGAGGCGGAACTGCTGGGGACGGAGTACACGGAAAAGAACACGGAAGTGTACAACGATTTCATCGTAGTGGGCGAGGCCGTGAACAACAGCCCGCAGGTGGCGGCACGGGCGCAGAATCTTGACCCGGCCAGCAGCACGAATGTAAGTCGGATCGGGCGCAAAACCGTGCGCTACCGGGCGGCGGGCTATTCCACGAAAAGACAGTGCGAGGACTTGGCTGTGTGGAAACTGAAACGGTCCGCGGCACTGCAAAAGTCCGTCTCGGTTTCGTGCAGTCAAATCATGCACCTGAACGAAAATGAACTCATCAGTATCGTGCGGAGCGACAAGCCGGGGTCTCCGGTGGAGCGGCATCTGGTGCAGGGGTTCACAAGGCCCCTGACATGGAACGGACCCATGCAGATTTCCGCCGTGTCGGTCCAGGATTTTCCCACGGCCACCGTGACGGGGTGGCCCACCTGAACAGTGAAGCAGCCCGAAAGGGCACCGGATCAAAAGGAGGAACTTTTATGAAGAAGATTTGTTGCGGAAAAACGGCCGATAGTTTGGAGGTGGCGTAATGGCTTACGAAAAAACCGTGTGGGTCAACGGACAGGCCCCGGCGCTGGATGCAGAGCATCTGAATAAAATCGAACAAGGGATTGCGGATGCTGTCAGCGTCACGCCGCAGACGCTCACTGATGCGCAGAAGGCGCAGGCGAGGGGGAATATTGATGCCGCGTCCACAGACGAAGTGAATGCCATTCCAAAGCCAAACCTTTTCATCAATCCTTTATTTCAAATTTGGCAGCTGTATCCATCTGGTTGGTCCGGTGTTCCAGTAAATAGCTATGTTTGTGATGGATGGAGGGTGCTTAGTTCTGATGGCGGCAAACAAAACAACTTCCGCCCAGCATCGCCATATGGTATGACAAACGCAGCGGGCGGAGCAAATTGCACCTTCTCACAGTTTTTGGAAAACGCGGCGCAGCTCAATGGACTTCCAATGACGTGTAGTGTACTTAAAATTACCGCTAATGGTTCACAATCGTTTGTCACAGCCACAAAAACAGCTTCCGACTGGACAGAAACCACGGATATACTTGCTTTTTTTGGCACCTCTAATCAATGGCGATGGATCAATTCAGGTGAAACCCTTATTGGTGCAAAGCTGGAGGTAGGTACACAACAGACGTTTGTCCATAAACAAGCAAACGGTACATATGTATTAAATAGTGTACCCACTGTAGCAGAACAATTGGCGATTTGTAATAAATACGACCCTAAAACTGGTAAGATTTTGGGGGGGTGGGATCACCCGCCTATGGAACTGGGCGTGGAGTACCGCACCACCGATCGGTATCTCGGCAAGCCGGTTTATGCATCGTTAAAAAGAATGGGCGCATGTTCCGCTGGTGAATCCATAACATCCAATGCGGGGCTTGCCTCCGTTGCCAAGATTGTTTCTGTGAGCGGATTCACCGAAGGTGCGGGTACCGGCGGAGGCATAGCGCTTCCACATTTATATGGTGTTCCAGGGACCAGTGATTTTACACGTTATTCTATTTCACTTTCGGCTCAGTTGTCCAGTTCTGGCAATGGAGATGTTGTTATAAGCATCGGGTGCGGAGAGGGCAGAAGTTTTAGTTCTGCCGATGTCCTACTCAAATACACCAAGACCACCGACTGACCTATGGAATATTGTATTTGTTGCGGGGCAATCATCCCCGAAGGACGGCAAATCTGCGCTGATTGCGAAAACGTAGGATGGGACATGAATAACAGCTGCGTATGCTGTGGAGCTATTATTCCCGAAGGCCGTCAGGTGTGTTTCAGTTGCGAAAGAAAATGGCCTGAATTTTAAAAGCCCGGAGGGAATTTCCCTCCGGGCTTTTCTTCAAAACGCAGGCATTTCTTCCTTCACGATCCCCGCCTACGGTATAAGATTGTCAAAAGGCGATCTGCCTGTGCCGTTGTTAATTGCGGGTTGAGGGTCTGTAAAAAAGACGGAATCATCTGTTCGTGTCCACTTGGTTGTCTCTGTGCCGTCCCATTCAACGCCATAAATATGGGTTGTTTTGAGCGCTGGGAATCAGGCGGAAAAGGAGGCAAGTTTGTCGGCACTGCGCTTGGCTTGCAAGTCCCGTTCGGCAAAGACCTTCTTGGCGCTTTTCCGCCCGGAACGGTCCATGAGCCGACCGGAATAACGCTGGGTGGTGATAGGGCTGGAATGGCCCAATTTGGCTTGCAGTTCATTTTCGGGCATACCAGAATTGAGATCCAGACGGGAGCCGACGTGTCGGAGATCGTGGCTGCGGATGTCAGGAACGCCGGTGACGGAGCGGACGTGACGCTCCACCAGCTCCGAAAGCCACTGTTTTGTGCCGGCCTTCCATTCCCCGGAACGGAGGGTGCCGAACAGAGGGGCGGTATCCGGGAGATCGTCCGGGCGGATGCCGCTGGCAAGGTAATGGCGGAGGGCAATCACGGCAATGTCGGGCAGGTCCACCACCCGGAATTTATCGCCCTTGCCGTGTTCCACGCGGAGGGCGGCGTCCTCCAAGTCGATGTCCGCCGGGGTCAAGGCACGCAGTTCGGCGTTGCGCAGTTCGGTGGTCAGCAGCAGGATCACGATGGCGTAATTCCGGGGCCAGTTCTCCGGGTGGGTGGTGCGGACGGGAGAATCCCTCCATAGCTTGCAGACCTGCTCATCGGTGAGAAGCACGTCATAGGGACGCTTTCCCAATTTGCGGAGGGAGGGCATCAGGTAAAGGGAAACAGGGTTTTGCTCATAAAAGCGATCCTCGCCCAGTTCCGGGGAGCTGGCATAGGTGAAGAAGGAGCGGAGGACCACCAGATGATACCGGACGGAGACAGGGGAGAGGCCCCGGTCAAAGAGATGATCCCGGTAGGCTTGCATGGTGGTGAAGGTGGGCTCCTCGGTGGAAAGGCCGCTTTCCACGAGGAAGGAATAGAAGCTGTTTGTGACGGCGGCGTAGGCGGTGACGGTGCGTTCCGCCGCACCGCTGGCCTGCACGTTGCGGAGCCAGCTATCTAAGGCCGACATGACCCGGCGCTCCTGCGCAGAGGTTCTTCCCATAAAATCAGTCCTTTCCAGTTAAACAGGCGGGTATCAGGGGGTGGGGTTCAGGCGGCGGAGCTTTTCCACGGCGCTGACAATCAGAGGAACGGCGCCCAGAATATCATCCTCGGTAACGGTATAAGGGAGGGTGAAACGGACGGCGGAGCGGGCGCGGTTGGCGGGGTAGCCCATGGCCCGGAGGACATAGCTGCCGTCAGCCTCCCCGCTGGTGCAGGCGGAGCCGGAGGAAGCGTACACACCCTCCGCAGACAGGGCCATGACAAGGGCCTGAGATTCCACGCCAAGGAAGGAGAGGTTGGCGTTGCCGGGGAGCCGGAGGAGCACGTCACCGGGGGTATAGGGGCCGTTGACATGGGTATCCGGGACGAACCTAAACAGATTGGTAATGAGCAGGTCCCGGCAACGGGCGATCCGCTTCATGTCGGAGAGCATATTGCCCATGCGGTCATGGAGGGCCGCTGCCATGGCGCAGGCGAGGGCCACGCTTTCGGTGCCGCCGCGCTTGCCCCATTCCTGACCTCCGCCACGGATCATGGAAATCAGGGGCGTGTCTTTCTTGACGATCAGACAGCCGATGCCGGAGATGCCGCCGAACTTATGGGCGCCAAAGGCCAGATAGTCCACGCCAAGGGCCTTGAAGTCCACGGGGATCTGGCCCACAGCCGCCGTCGCGTCACAGGCAAACAAAGCGTTGTGGGCGTTACGCCGAATGGAGTGAATGTCGAAAATCTCGCCGGTTTCATTGTTGGCCATCATGTGGGTGAGGCCGGGGCGGTCCGTGCGGTTAGGATGATCCACGGGGGGATATTCCAGAACGGCGTGGTGCTCGTAACTGCGTGGGAAGTTCAGCTTGCCAGTGTAGGCGCTCAGACTTTCCATCATCCAGTTGCAGGCTTCCGTTGCTCCGCTGGTGAAGTAGACTTCCTCCGGGAGACAGTTCAGGTCCTGGGCGATGGAGGCGCGAGCTTCCTCTAAGGCAATCTTTGCGGCAACGCCGCAGGCGTGAAGGGCGCTGGGGTTGCCGAGGGGCAGGGCGCGGGTGAACGCCTTGACTGCGGCAGGGGAGGGCGGTTCGTGGGCCGCCGCGTCAAAATAGTAACTCTTGAGCATTTGGGATTCCTCCTTGATCTTTCCTGTATTCTATCTTTATTGTACCAGCCGCAGACAAGGGGCTTTTTGACAGAATACTTGACTTTTCACAAGGCCCGCGCCATAATGAATTTGGCGAGTCCCTGCGGATATTTGCCGTTTTCCTCATGCTGTCCGTCCGGCAAGATAGAGCAGCATGGGGAATTTTTATATCGGTTTGGCGGTCGCCAGCAGGGTGATCCCGCGCTCAATGGCTTCCGTTTTCGTGACGTTCTGCTCCCGGCAGTAGGTATCTAAAATCTGCTGGCTGCGGTCATTGATGCGGATGCTGATTTTGTGAGGGCGGGGGTTGTCTGTGGGACGGCCCAGTTTTGCGGCAGACATGGGGATGATCACCTCCTATTTTGTCTGGCACAAGTATCATAGCATTTTGTCTGGCAAAAGTCAAGGGCAGCGGCAAAGAAAAGGCCGCCCGGAAGGGCGGTTTTTTTCAATCGTTATCCGATAATGGCGTTCCCGTTTTTAAAGCCTTTTTCGGTGGCGGTATAGGTGACAACAAAATCACTGCGGATCATGGCTCCATAGGAGTTTTCCGCATCCACCCAGCCTGTGACCATATACTCACCGTTTCCCAAATGGGTCACGGTGGCATCCGATAGCTTGCAGAATTTTGCGGTGGACGGCGCTTTCAGATAGTCCTCTACGATCAGCGTCGCGCAGTAAAATGCGTCCTCATCGGAATGGCGGGCGGTATTTATAGTTGAGGAACTGCCGGAGGACGAGGATGAGGACGAGGACGGGGTGTGTTTTGAGGAATGTCCGCTGGTCTGCGTGGTTGGGGTGGTGGGGCTTTTTGCGGGGACCGGTTGATTTGCGGAAGTCACCATTACGCCAATGATGCAGAGAACAACCAGGCACATTGCAAAAATAAACCCTTGCTGAACCTTTTTATCATGCGCTGCTTGCGGCTCCGGGTCCACTGCGGGGGCCGATACTTTCGGGTCTGGGACCGGGCGCTGCGCCGGTTCCTGCACGGGCGGGTTTTCCGGTGCTTTTGCGGTTTCGCTGAGAATGACAGATACGGGGCAGCCGCAATGAGGGCAGCGGTCCGCCTTGTCGCTGACCATGTTGCCACATTCGGTGCATTTTATCAGTGCCATATCAAAAACCTCCCAAATTCCTAATAGTTTGACCATATCGCATTTTGCAGGAGAAGTCAAGCGTCTGTGAAAAAGCCGCCCACCACGGGCGGCTTTGCTTTTTAACTTGCTTACAACTTGCTTAAATCTTGCTTAGATTTTGCAAAGTGTTTGCTAACTGTTTGCTTATAGGCCCTCTCAGTGCCAGTATGCCGCATTTTCTTCCTCTGTCGGGAAGTCAGGAGAGAGTCCCCGCTTGCGGCGGTTCCGCATCCATCCGCTGTAAATCTTCATATCGCGCTCGTCGATGCTGTATCCGATCCCTCGCTCGGAGCGGTTGTGAACCAGTAGCGGGCGTTGATAGTTTGGGTTCCTCGCGCGCAGAACCTCATATTCGCCAACAGGATCTTCGAGTTTCCAACCGCTTTGCACCAGATACATTTTCAGATCGGACAGCATCCCGTGTCTGACCGTTAATCTGTTTTTCATCGGTTCCTCCGTTTAAAGGTTCTGAAAGGTGGCGTCGAACATCACAACGCCGTTGGAGAGGTCGGAGTAGGGGATGCCCACCCAGACGGACTGTCCGGCAGTGAGACCGGAGAGGGACGAGGCGTAGGGCAAATTTAACACGGCATCGTCGAAGGGAAACTGGACGGCCACGGTGCCGCCGCTGGGGGCGGTTTTTACGGTGGCTTTTTCCAGACGGAGGCAGGAGCGGGTAGCATCCGCCACTTTGGGTCGAAAGTAGTTATTCCAGAAGTTATCGGCCAGTGCTTTCATGTCGGCGTTTTGATTACTCATTCCGTGCACCTCGTTATTCCGCGCCGGTGAGGCGGGCGTCTACCAGCTCCATTCCCCGGCTTTCCAGATAGGAGATCAGGAGCAATCGGGCGGCTTCCTCGCTTTCGGCGTCAACGGTATGATCGAACATCCGCAGCTCTCCCGCCTTGGTCTCGGCGGTGACGCTGAAGGCGAAGTCCCGGCGGGTGACATTGGTTTTCAAGTTCATGTGGTTTCCTCCGTGATCCAGATTTTAGAGACGGTAAAGGTAAAGCAGATGCCCCGGTCGGTCTTGTCCGTCTGCACGGTGTCGCACTGGCAGAATAGGAAGGACAGCGCCTGCCGGATGGTGGAATTAAGGACCACAAGGGGAGTGGGAAATTCCAGCGCAACGGAGGCGTTCTCCCGGTTCTCATGAGGCGGCTGGTCCAGCAAGCGGACTTGGGGAACCAGCCGGTCGATCTTACCGGCGGCCTCCCGCAGGGCGTTGTATCGGTTCATGGCGGTGGGGTTCATGATCTTCATCGTAAAAATCTCCTTCAGGTGTGTAATTCCTTTTATGGGGAAATTATAGGCGCTTTTGCATGGAATGTCGAGATAAAAAAGGGAGGAACCTTTTCCAAAACGGAAACCGTTCCCCCTTTTTCGGTATGAGTATGGTCTTGATTAAAATTCTTGCGCTGACGACCCCACAAGCGGCCTGAGAGATAAGAGAGAGGCGAGGGGCTAAAACTGCCCCACGAAACTCAAGGGGCGCTTACAGGGCTTCTGTGGGCGATTTACGCAATGGGGGTATCAGCCGTTCAGGGCGTCCTTCAGGGGCTTTGCGGGGCGGAACACCGCAACCGTTTTGGCGGGAAATTCCTTTTCCTCGCCAGTGCGGGGGTCTTTCCCCACCCGTGCTTCCCGGTGCTTCACGGCGAACTTGCCGAAGCCGGGGACTTTGACCTCGCTGCCGTTGAGCAGGGATTCCTCAATGACGGTGAACAGAGCGTCGGCCAGCAGAGCGGTGTCATGCTTGGTGTGGCCGGTGCGCTCCGCAACGGCGGCGATCAATTCAGTCTTGTTCATGGGACATCCTCCTTTCCTAAAATTTCAATGGCAGGGATGGCTGGATTCGGACCAGCGCGTGAGGGAGTCAAAGTCCCTTGCCTTACCGCTTGGCTACACCCCTATGTTTGTCTGTCTTTCCAGACTGTCACCGCTGCGTGTCGGCTGCCTGCGGTTGGCCCCCATAGGTACACGTTTCTGTTGCCCTGCTGCGCCCATCTCCGGGCAACCCGTTTGTGAGTGTACTTCTCACGGCGCTGGATGTGGTGCAGACGGCTGGACTTGAACCAGCGCATACCTCCTGGCGCGGTGCTCTGCCTACTGAGCTACGTCTGCAAATGTCCCGCTTTGGACACATCGTTGAGAGGTGCGAGGGGTCCTATGCCCAACCGGAATTGCACCGGGGCGTCAAGGGCAAGGACCAGTTGCCGGAGGCGAGCTGCTTTTGCGGGCCGCAGCTTATATATTTATGGAGCAGTGGCAGAGACGCATCACCCGAAAACGTTCCCTGCCATGGTGCAGACGGTTGGAGATGTCCCCAACTCCCCGCGTGATCGGCCGCGGCTTGGACGTCTGCATATAGATGCCGGACTTTCCCGGCGGTCATGTCGCTCAGATTCTCCGAGAATACCGTCCCGATAGCGGCTGTATCAACCCGCCGACTCCACTGCCAGATATGGAGGTTTCATGCCCACTACGGTTTATAGAGTAACTACCTCTTATGTGGGAGGGCATGGTGCAGACGGCCGGAGAGGCCCCCGGCTCCCGGTGGAAAGGACAGAAGTACCGGTTGGACGTCTGCGTGATCCCGCCTTGTTTGCGCCATGGCGGGTGATGTGGCGGCCCGTCTTTCCGGGCTGTCATACACATTCAGGAGGCTTTGCGATCCATGCAGGGCGCTTCGTGCGCCCTTGGAGCGGATAATGGGAATCGAACCCACCTTCGCGGCTTGGGAAGCCGCCGTTCTGCCGATGAACTATATCCGCGTTGCTGCCCTGCTGGAATCACACCGGGGCACCGCTCCGAGAACGGCGAGCGTGTACTTACGGGCCACGCTTGGAAGGTAGGAGATAACTACGTGCGGCATCCGCGCCGCTGGTGAGCGAAACCGGAGTTGAACCGGGAGAACAGAGGACAAGCCAAAAACCCTGTTCGCGCAGGGTGTGAGTCTGCGCCGTGTCCGCACGATTTTCGCCCATGCTGTTTGGATTTTGGTGGCTGCCGTTTGGTAGGCCGGCAGCCGCCGTGCGTGAGGGAAGATATAAAGATGGAAAGCAAGGGCGGCGTCTATCTCGCCCTTGATTTTATTATACGATACCCCTCCAAGGGGGTTTTTGACATTTTAAGATTCCATATTTAGATATATGGACAACCGACCGTTTCTGTGCTTTGCTGGTCTCGATACACAAGGACAACGCGTTCCAGACTGGCTTCGGCCCCGGCATCAAATCCGCCTGGGACATTCAGACACCAGACCTGCAAATAGCGGGTGTGGAAATCCATTGTAATCGTATCGTCCGCGTCGATTTCTTTCCACTGAACACCGCCTTCCAAAAACATGATCGCCGCATCGAACGGAACGCCGTTATCCAGCGCTTTTTGAACAGCCGGAAACAGGCTGAGAATGTCACCTGCGCAGCTTTCCGTGAGTTTTGTGGTAATCCGCAGCAGCTTGTCATAAATGGCGTTCATGTTCGGCCCGTCGGAACGCACCGTCAGACGGTCAAACTCGGAATAGGTTTCAATCAAGTATTTATACTTCACTGGGATTCATCCTCCTGTAAAAATCAAATGTTGTTGGGGATAGGGGCTTTAGGATTCCACGGTAAAGCACTGAGACTGCCAGTCTCCACGTCCATCGACCTGATATAAAAACTTCCATCCGCCTCTGACGATCTCCCGCGCAGAGAGACAAGGACCCGGCTGGATCTCGCCAACATCCAGCGCATCCCAGTGAGCCGAATTAATCTTTTGAAGGCGCATGGCATATTCCTCCGGGGTTGCAATCTGCCACGGATTCCAGGTCATACCTTCACCACCACAGGGTAACAGGTCCACCTGCTCCACGGCCCGAAGGACGGATGCGCCGTCAAAGGTCATGCCGTTCAAAACAATTTTTTGCATTTCCGATTCATCCTCCTGTAAAATCAAGTGTTATTGGAACGAGGGCTTTAGGTTTCCGGGGCCAAAAGAATGTAAAGAGTGGAGTTGAAAGGCAACATATCCGGGTAGGCTGGGACAAAAACTTTATCTACAGTGCGGTGGACATAAGAATCTGGGATTCCACAAAACTTGCCGAGCCAAGATTGGCACATAGTCTGGACACTTGTATATTCATACAGGATCACCTGCTGATTCGGTTGAACGAGGTTTGCAAGGATAAAAGATTGCAGACTGAACTTTTCAGACTTGGCGCTTGCGGCGACTTCTTCCGTGTGCTTCAGCTCCATCGAAAGCCGTTCGCTTTTGTCGAAGAGATGCCTGAGCCATCCTGACGCCTCCGTGCATACGATAGACTCTCGGGAATCATGCGACTCTTTGGCAAGAGAAACAAGATCTTCAATCAATGCGTTGTACTTCTTCATAGCTTTATCATTCATGGGACGGCTCCTTTCATGGATTGGAGGACGGAAGGGCGGCGAGGGCAATGTCCCCGGCGGAGATCAGCATAGACGGATCAGACAATACGGACTCGTAAGCTGCTTCGCCCTGGAACTCGTCGATCACTGCCTGTTCCTCCGGTGTCATGTCCTGATAATGCTTCTTTCCATAGACAGGGGGAAGCCAGTTTTTGTGCTGACCGGCAAAGATATTCAGGCGGTCAATGATACGAACTGCGTTAGGCTTGAACTTGATATGGCAGGTTCCTTTCTTATAGAAAACGCAGTCAAAATAAGTGAAGGACGCCTTATTGCTGTTGACTCCATTTGCGCGGCGAACAGCCCCGTCTACCGGGATATGGCAGTAAGTTTCGCCACGGTCCAGATAGTTCATAGCGCGCTCCAAGTCGGAGATCATGGAATTGACCCGGTATGTGTCCAGCTTTTCGTCGCGCCATGAGTCGGCATAGCAGCCGGAAGCCGGGACGATCACCTTCATGCCGATTTTGTGGGCCTTGTTGGTGGCCCAGCCATTGTAATAATGGATGTTGTTGGCGCACTCAGGATACCAGGCGTGTTTCGCCGTGAAGGTCTCAAAGAGATTCAGAATGGATTCTTCCACGCCTCGTGTAAGCTGGTAGGCGATCTCGCGCATGACGGTTTCGATATTGTACCGGCTAAAGTCATAGGCGGAGAGGGTTTCGATTTTTTCCTGATAGTCCTGCTGCATGGCGGAGGTCATTTTGCCAGTGAGTTCCGGGCGGGACAGCAGAGTACGCCAATACTTGCCGCGAAGTGCCCGGAGATAAACGTTAGGAAGTCCAGCGTCATTTCCGCGCCCCTTTTCAGAACAAGTAAGTTCCAGAAGTGGCTTTTCATAGGTGGTGCTGCCGTTCATCAGATAGGGACGGAGACCTTGATATTCCCGGATCAGCTTATTTCCCAGTTCTGCCTCAAACTGGAACCCGTCGATCATGTTTTGCAGCCAGTCGGCAGACGCCAAGGCGGTTGGGCCATCCGCAGCGGTGTATGTTTCTTCACGAGAACGCTTTAAATGCTCAAAAATATCGGACTCCGGCTGTGGGTAGGGAATGTCAACGAAGATCATGGCGATTTCCACATTGGTTTTCCGCTGGGCGTGGGCAAACGCATTTTCGATAAATTCGATTTTTGCATTGTACTCTGAGAGCTTCTGACGCAGGACCTTTCGGCGGTTGGTGTAGGGGTTTCGGATGGTTTCCGCATTCAACAGACAAACAATCTGGCCGCCGCGCTCCATAAGCGACAACGCTTTGAGCAAGTGTTCATCTCCGTTCTCAAAGGGCGGGTTCATGAGGATCAGGTCATACTGCTTGAATGTATGGAAAGTCAGGAAATCATCGGAGACCACAGGATAGCCTTTGCCCCTCAAGATAAAGGCAAGATCAGGGTCGATCTCTACGCAGTCGATATACGGTTTCCGCTTGTCTACGCAGACTTTCCGGTCATTGTGGTAATCCTCGACGAATTTCCGGGCGGCATCCGCCAAATCACCCTTTCCGGCTGACGGCTCCAAAATCGCGGTAACATCCTTCCAGTGGACGCCTGCCAGCATCCGCCCAGCCAGCTTGGAGGGCGTGGGATAAAAACCGGTGTCGGAAAACTGAGGGAGACGCTTCACATCCTGCCCGGTGGTCCTCTGGGAAACCTCAGTAAGGTGCTGTTCACCCCACTGCCGGATCAGTTTTTTGGCTCCGGCAATGGTGGCGGCGCGCCCTAAAAACTCCGAGCGCTCACGCTCCCATGTAATACCGACGCAATATTGCGGCTTCCCCATGTTTTCGGTTTTCGTGATTCTGGCGATTTCAACGCCATCGGCAAGCGCACAGAGTTCTTTCTCGCCGTAGCGATTTTGCGTTTCCAGATATGCGATCATAAAAATGTCCTTTCCTGCGCCGCTGTTCAGGCGGCGGCTTCGTCGGCCTTGCGGCAGGGGCAGAGGATGCCCTCGCCGTCTGCGGACCGGAAATAGATGGGGGTGATATAGGGCTTCTGTTCAGAGGCGAACGCCTCGCCGTCGGGGAAAAGCTGAAGGAAGTCGATCAGATAGTTTGGGTTGACTCTGGGGAGACCGGGGCCGAAATCGTAATAAGGGGAGAAAGTTTCGCCCTTGCGGTGGCGCTTGGCAGCCCATTCCGCACGGTCCGTCTTGATTTTCGCCCGAACCTCCGTCACGGAGGGGAGCGTGAGACGCAGAGTGTTCTTGCGGGTGGGGGCTATGATCTGCGCCAGGTTGAACCGGGAACCGTCGGCGCTGAGTTCCGGCGCGGCGGTCAGCTCCATAGGGCTGTTCAGGCGGAAGCCGCGAAAGCCGTCGCAGACGCACTGCTTGCCTTCCTCGTCAATCCAGAAGCCCTGTGAAGCGGGGCGGGTGCTGTTCTTAGCCACGGCTGCGTCGCAGATGCGGCGGGCGGCGAAAAAGGCGGAGCGGCGCCCAGACTTTGTGGCGGCTTCCTCCACCAACGTGCGGCGGAGATCCTGTTCTAAGAAATACAGCTGGGGGATGGGACCGACGGCTTTTTCCCATTCATAGGGTTTTTTGCTGACGGCGTTATAAATGGCGGCTTCGTCCTCGTCCAGCGCGTAGACGATCTGCAAAACGCGGGTGAGGGTCTGTTCAGTGTTCAGCATGGGTATGTGCCTCCTATTTCACGTTGGATTTTTTTGCTCAGTCTGAGAATGGCATAATCGGATCTGCGGAAATTGCAAAAGCTTTCAGGGCCAGCGACTGTTTCGGGGAAAAGGTCGCACAGCAGCGCACACTCAATCAGATGATCGGCATACGGATTTTCGCCATACCAATATCCACGGTCAAGCAAGCCTCCGGTTATTTGGCAGTTGACTGCGGCCTTCTTGACTTCGGCGATTTTTTCAGAATAAGTCATTTTTTCACGGGCTTCCTTCTGCGCATTTCTTGCGGCGGCCATGATGACCTCGCGGGCTTCGTCTGCGTAGCACTCGCGGTAAAGGTCAACGCCGTATTTATTGCGGATGGCGTCGAGCTTGTCCACGTCGAAAAGTTCGGTAAACGGTTCGTACTTGTGCGGGGTGGGGAGCCGCGCGGCGATGATCTCGTTTCTGCACTCCCAATATCCGGCGGTTTTCATGGTTGCGCTCCTTTCTGTGCGGCTGTTCAGGCGTATAGGATCTTCGAGGTGCCGGGGACGCGGCACTGGATTGAACAATCCGGGGCGTTCTTTTTGTTCAGGTCAATCCATGACTTCACGGCGGGGAGAAGATCGTCATTGTAGACGGGCGCATAAACGAGGCGATTAAACAGCTCGCCGGTGTTCAGGCTCATGGGCTTATGCTGTTTGTCTCTGGGGCCTTTGAAGTAAACCATAAACATGGCGTTGTCCTTTCATGCCCTCGTGACCTCCGGGGCTGGGCTGTTCAGTTCTTAATTTCATTGTAGCAGGGTGTGCCAATGGGGTTTTTGCCGCTGTTCAGGCAAGGCGGAGGACCTGACGGGCGGCGCGTTCGGCGTTGTCGGTAAGCTGGCGCTGCCATGCCTGATTTTTGGGAGACCAGCGGAAGCCGTTTTGCTTCAGGGCGGCGCGGGTGTCGGCGTCTGGGATGGTGTCAAAGAGGATCTGCAGTCTGTTCAGGTCGATATTGCGGACGATCTGACCGCCGTCAAAGGCGGTGTCGGTCTGAGGCTCGGTGGCCTGCTGTTCTCTGCGGTCAAGCTCCGCAAGGCGCTGTTCTGTCCGCTCGATCTTGCCCCGGATGCTGTCCAGTTCGTAAGCGGGGAAGGGGGAGCCGTACTGGGAAATGGGGGAGCCGTCACCGGAGGCGAACACACCGGGGCGGGTCAGCCATGCGCGGTTTTTCTCGCTGAGACCGGGGCAGCCTTCCAGCGTTTTGTGCTTACGGTAATAGGCATTGGCGGTTTTGGCGTCCTCCAACATCTGGCGTTGGCTGTTCAGGCGCTCGGTGAGCATTTCGCGGGCGTGGGGGTCGGCAAGGTCTACCGGGCCGGTGCCGACGCTGCGGATCTTGTCCAGAATTGCCTCAATCTGCCGGTATTCCTCCCACAGGGAGTCCTCCCGCACCATTTGGCGGTTGTGCTTTTTCATGTTGTAGTTGCCCGCCCCGGCGATAAACTGGCTGGGATAGCTGGCTTGGTTGCGGTTATAATCGTTCGTCCACTGGGCAAGGCGGCGGGCGTAGCTGTTCAGCAGGGCGTCCAGCTTGTCATGGTAAAAAGCGCTGACGCGGGCCTTCTGCTGTTCTACCAGCTGGGCGGCTTTGTCCACGGAATTTCGATAACTGGCCGTGGCGCTGCCGGGTTTGTAGTCGCTCATGTGGACGCAGTAATGGGCGTTGCGGGCGGTTTCCTCGTCGATGGAACCATAAGGCGGGACCGTTTCAGGCCGATTTTCCGGGGTGGGCTGTTCTGCCTGTTCTGCGGTGGTGGCCTCCGGCTGTTCTGCGGGCGCTTCTGCGCCTGTGCCGGTGGCGGGGGTCTGCTGTTCGGGCTGTTCGGTGGCTGCTGCGCTGGTCTGTGCGGTGGCGGCGGTGGGCTGTTCAGCCCGGAGACCGTCAGCAACGGAGCGGTAAAAGGCTTGCGTTTCTTTCGTGTCCTTGACGGTCTGGCAGTCCTCGCCAAAGTCCCATGTATAGCGCTTGATCGTTGCGTCCAGGCTGTCCGCCTCGCTTGCAAAATAGGCGGCAATGTGTTCCGTGTGGGGGAAGGTCTTGATTTCGATTTCCGCGTGCTCCCGGTTCCACTCGTTGGCGGCGGCCCGCTTGTCCCGGCTGTTCACAAAGGCGGAAATGGGCCAGAAACAAATATTATCTTTTGCGGTGCTGAGTTCGCCGTTGCGCTTGATGCGCCGGAGGCAGTGATCCCGGCCGCTCCAATTCGGATCGCCGGGGGTGTGCTCGACGAAGTAAAGGCCGTTGTCATTCTTGAAATATGCGCCGGTAATCTCCACCACGTCGCCGGTTTTCATGGGGCGGTTGTTCTTGTCGTTCATGGTAAAACCTCCTGAAATTGTGTTTTGAATGTGTAGATTTTGGCTTTCTGGGGTGCCGTCGCTTTGACCGGTGCGGCGGCTCCAAGGTGTCCGGTTTTGTGGTCAGTCAAGACAGGTTTCGTAACGGATGCGGTATTGCTCTTTCAGCTTGTCATAGGCGCGGGTGGTGACGGTGTAGGTGTTGCGCTGCTCGTCGTAGCTGATGCCGCGCCCGTGGAGCTGAGGGAGACCGTCGCGGAGAGGGCGGAGAAAATAATGCTTGCCGTAGTAGGAAAGATCGGCGGCGAAGTCGCAGCCGGTGGGGGCCTGCTGCATTTCGTAGCAGTAGACGTATTCGCCGGGCTTGTCGGCCTGCACGGCGGGGGCCTTTTCTGCCTCTAATGCGGCGTAGTCCGGGGCGTAGCCGAACAGCTCGCCGGTTTCGGGGTCGTAGCGGCTGGCGGAGAAGTCCGGGACGAAAAGCGTTGTCTGCGGGTCGATTTGGCGGGCGTAGCCGCCGGGGACGGGGGCAAAGGTGCCGTTAATCTTGCGTTCGATGGATGCCATGTTGGTTACCTCCTGTTTTCGTTATCGAGGGCGGCCAGCGCGGCGGCCATGCCCTGCTCAAAAATTCGGGTGTTCTCTGCGCTGGACTTTGAAAGATCGTTGGAGTAGTTGCAGGCGGCCCAGAGCGGGCAGGCACACGCGCCGCGGCCGGGGTTGTAATGCTGGTTGCAAATGGTTTCGAGGCGTTCGCCGGTCTCGGCGGGGATGTAAAGCCATGACATTTTGTAGGCCTCCTTTCAGTTGGTGGCGCTGTTCTGGTGGAGCAGGTCGGAGACGGTGCAGCCCCGGAGCCGGTGCGCCTCGATATAGGCGGGACGCTGGGCCGTCGGAATGGCGGACATATTGCGGAGCAGGTGAGAAACGAAACGCGCGGCGGTTTCCCGGTCTACGGTCTGCCAGCCGGAAAAAAGGGAACGGATTTCAATTTTCATGGTGGGGTCCTCCTTCTTTGTTCAGATAAGGCCGTTTTCCCGGAACTCCCGCAGGAGACCGAAACGGCGGGCCAGCCGTTCCAGACGGTCGGCGGTCTCTGCGACTTCTTCCCAGCTTTGCACCTGTTCGGCGGCTTCCTGCTGGGCCATGATCGCCGCATCACGGGCGGCGGCTTTGCGGGTTTTATAAGTGGTCATTTTGTGATCCTCCTTGATTTTGATTTAGCGGCGGGCCTCGATGAGATCCACCACGCGGAACATCAGGCGGGCAAAGGTGCCAGCGCCCAGAACGAGGATGAAAAGGTGAAAACTCATGATTGCGGCCTCCTGTCGGTGTGTTGTATGCTTCACTTGTTAAGTATATTATAGCACTTAATAAGTGAAATTCAATCGGCAAAAGTCACAACTTATTAAGTGAACTTTTGTATGTTTTATTCACTTGTTAAAAGCACTTGACAAGTGATATTATGATAGTAAATAGGGGGTGATAGCTACGGCACCGCAAAAATACACGGAAGCGCGCAAACTTGGCAATAGAAAATGGGACGCGGAAAACCTGGACCGGCTTTCTATTGCACTGCCCAAAGGCGCAAAAGATACGATCAAGGCCCACGCGGCCGCCATGGGGGAAAGTGTAAACGCATTTTTCAACCGGGCAGCGCTGGAACAGATCCAGCGGGATCGTGGCAGCGAAAAAACGGAAGCAGCCACAGAAACAGAATAAAAAAGCAGCGGCCCGGAGTTTTTCCGGGTCGCTGTTCTGCGTTTTGGGGTTAGTTGGTTTCCGTTTCGATAATTCCGATGATCTCGGCGGTTTTGTAATCGAATAGTGGATCATCACATACTAAGATAGGGGCATAATAAAGCTCAAGCAGACGTTCCGGCGCGGCCGGGTCAATTACTTGCGCACGGTAGGAAATTTGCGCACGGTCCGCCGGGTCATCCGGGTTTTGTGGCGGGGAAATTTCATCGTGCAAATCTTCCGCAAAAATGTATTCTTTTCCGTCAAAAGAAATTTTTTCGCCGCTTGTGTTTGGGATGTAATATTCTTCTTTCACGTGCGCGGTCTCCTTCTTACTGTTCGCCCAGCTGGGACAAAATAAAGGCTTTGATTTCGGCGTTGGGCGTGGTGCCCTGTTCGGCGCAAAGTGCCTTGTAACGTTCTCCCGTCTGGCGGTCCATCCGGCAGGCAAGCACAATTTGCGCTTTGTTTTTATACTTGTTTTCCGCCCGTCTTTGGGCGTCTGTTCTGGTGGTGCTGGTTTTGGGTCTGGGCATGGTTTTACCTCGCTTTCATGACTTATTGCCAGGTGACAACGGTATCAACAAGGAAATTCCCGGCGGAGTCCCGCACGGTAACGCGGCCCTTCAGGTCGTTTCCGGTGATCTGTTCGGGGTCGGCGTATGCCTCGCTGATGACCTCGCCGGACTCCGTAATAAATGCCCCTTCTCCGTATTTTGAGTCGGTCACGCGGAGACCGTCGGGCAAATTAAGCGTTGCATGCAGCCAGGTGCCGGGGAAATTTTCAAAGGGAACCGCGCGAACCTGCACCGCGTCGGGAACGTTGCGGAAGGTGGAAGGGATCTTGTAAAGATGGGCAATCATGTGTTTTTCCTCCTGTCCTATCTCAGCGCATCAATAATTTTAGATGCGCTGTTCTCTGTAAAAATGGTTTCGATTTTGGCCGCGTCAGTGGCATAGATCAGGCCGAAATAGCGCCGGAGACGGTCCGCCCGGTAAGCTGTAAACCAGATTTCAAAGGGCTTCCCGGCATCGGCTGCGGCCTTGTGCATGAGATCCCGCGCGGCCTCGTCGCAGTTTTCCGGCTTGAGCTTGCCCGCAATTTCAAAAAAGCGGTTTATATCAAGCCGGATTTTCAACATTCCATCGCAGATGAATTTTTCCCGCAGGCTGGAAGCATAAGCAATTTGCTTTTCTGAAACGCCGGTTATTTCCGGCAGCGGGTGCCGATCGCTAAAGCTGGAAATGTAGTCGGAAAGCTCCGCGCCTCGTTTCGCGTTCTTCTGTTCTGCGTAGCAGGCGGGGCAGGTGGTGAGGTTTTCCCGCGCCCAGACTTCATAAGATCCCGCCTCGGTGGAATTGCGGCAGGTGTGGACGTGTTCAAACTCTTTCCCGCAGTGCTCGCATTTTAAAGTGATCTTGACTCTTGCCATTTCGAAAACCTCCGTTTTTCTGTTCAGCGGCCCAGGATCACCCCGGGCCGCTGTTCTGCGTGGGTTAAATAATCTCGTAGCCCAACAGGGGGAAGCAGTCGAACTCGTCCGGCTCATCGCCGTAGACGGGCCGCAGGCGGCGCCCGTTTTCGATGTCCCAGCTTTCGCCGTTCCAGTCCCTGCCGCCGTATTCCTGGAGCCATTCGCCCAGCGCGGCGAGGTTTTCGGCGGTAGGGTCCGCCAGCGCAACGGCGCGGAGATCGCTATATTTGTATGCGTTCATTTTTTCGTCCTTTCTCCCGGTGTAGCCGGGTCGCTGTTCTGGGGGGTCAAACGCTCAGCAGGGCGGCACCGTTTACCGTGATCCGTGCCTCGTCCGGGTGGGCATCGTTCCAGGCGTTTTTAAAAGTCCAGGCATTAAAGCGGAAATCCGGCAGGCCGGGGAAGGGGACCAGCTCGCCGGCCTCGCCGAGCACGTTACACACGGCCAGAGCGGAAGCGCGGGAGATCGGCAGAAAATAGAGCCGCTGGATCTCGCGCATGATGGCGTTGTGTGCGTCCTGTTCCGGGGTGGTGGGCATCAGCGGAGCCAGAAACGCGAGCGGGTCCGCCTCCGGCGCTGCCTGGTTGCGCTCCACCTCTGCCACGATGGCGGCAGGATCACCGCCCAGCGTGTACAAGTAGCCACTTGCAACGGGGCCATATTGGGCCTCGTACCTTTCCATTAAATTCGACATTTTAACATCCTTTCCCCGGCGGAGACGGCCGCCGGTCCGGTGGTTTGGTGCTATCCTTTTGACATCTATTATTATAGGCGAGGCGGGCGCAGAAAAGCAAGGGGTTTACCCCATAAATATTATACAAAATATGGGGTTTACTTTTGTGGGAATTGACTATTGAAATATGGGGTTTACCCATATATAATGGGATCATAAAGAACAGGACAACACCACGGAGGCCGACAGGCCAGAGGGGCACCGCCCCGGAAAGGATTACAAAATGACGAGTAAAGAAGCCTACAACATGGATCTTGACGAACTCCGCACCGCCATTGATGCGCTGCTGGCAGCGGTGCCCAGCAGCACGAAGCGGAGCGACGCCCACCGCCGCGAAGAAGCGGAGCGGGTCGCCAGCAGTGCCCGTGCTTTGATCGGCTGCATGAGAAATGATTATATCGTAGCAGAGTAACCGCCACGGGGCCGGACCTTCGGCCCCGCCGACCACCACCAAGAACACATTTTAGGAGGAACACGAAATGAAAAAGAGCTTTTTCGATACGATCCCCGGCGTTGTCCGCCTCGACTCCCGCGTTGCTATCTATGTGCCAAGCACCAGCGACACCGACCACCCCACCGACAACCGGCAGCAGGTGGAGGAAGTCGCCGCGAAGCTGTCCGCCATGTTTGGCGGAGCCACCGCCACCGAGGCCCGCGGCTACTGGGTGAGCCAATCCGCCGGACTCGTGGGCGAGGCTGTCACCATCGTTTACAGCAACGCCGCCGCGGAGGACATCGAGCGCCACGGTGCCGAGATCGTCGCTATTTGTCGGAAGATCAAACGCGAAATGAAACAAGAGGCCGTCAGCCTTGAGATCAACGGCGAACTGTTTCTAACCTAATACCACCCGCCACCACCAGCCCACCGGGAACCGCCCCGGCGGGCTTTTCTCGTGCCCTCTGAGCGATACAGCCCAGCACCGCACCACAGACCCACGCCGCGCAGCCGCTTGCATCCTACGTCGCCCCAGGCGGCTATTTTTAACCCCTATGCGCGCGGGCGCGTTTCTTGCGGGCGCGCTTGAATAGAGTACCCTAAAACGTACCCCCGGAAACCCCCGGACGCTTTACCCGGATGAAGAAAAGCGCGGAGCACTCCCGCAGCCGTCGAAGCATCGGAAAGGGGAAAAAGGGGAAGGGGTGGAGGAGTCACCCGCGGCGGTCTGTTCCGGCTGATTGCATCGGATCGGCCACCACGGCCACCGCTGACCATGCCAGACCGGGAACCGTCAGCGGGCCAGCCTCCGACCATCGGAGGACGGCCACCACCACCGGCACCGAGGGCCAGAGAACCGGCAGCGGCCCCGGCTCCCGCCGTCTTTCGTCAGGTTGCACAAGGGCGGCATGGGCTGTTGTTGCATTTACCACCAAAAAAGGCGGTAACTGTTGCCATAATTGCTTATTATGGCAACAGTTCAGGCATTTGCAACAGGTTTTTACCCCCTCCGAGGCCCGCCCAGCGGCCCCGCCTCCGCTCCAATGGCACCGGCTGACCAGCTGACCACGGCCCCGGCTGGGTGGGGGGTGGTTTACAGACCTGGCCACCGGATCGGCGCAGAATCTCTCCACAACTCTTCCCTCTCCACTCACGTTCTTTTTTTTCCCACGTTCTCATCCCCGTCGCCCTTCCTCCCCCTTTAAGGGGGGGGTAGTTTAGAAAACCGGGGTCAAAAAACGAAAAAGTCAAAAAGGGGTCCAAAAAAATTTTTATAAAAACGCTTCGCTTATGTGGGGAATACGTACTTGGGTTGCGCGGCGCGGGCGGGGCGCAGGCGGTCGGAAGGTGACGTGCTGGTAGGCGGTAGGTGAAGCGGGTGTGCAAAAACCCTATTGGAGGGGGTTGCTATGCTAAAGATAGGAGGAATGATTTATGAGATGTACACCAGTTGAATTTCACGCGAGATTTCCTGTTTCTGAGAATTACGATAGAGATGGTTGCGACCACGGCCCACGCTTCCGGGATTTGAACGGTGTTGTTTATACGATTGATGCCATTAAAAATTCCTGCAAGGGGGATACGAACGTCCCGGTCATTCAGTTTCAGGCAGACGGTACTCCTAAAACGATTGGTATTGTCAAGTCTATCAAGTGGGACCCGGAAGGCTTCGTTGAGGTAAATGGATTTTTGCGGTTTGGTGGAACGTGCGAAGATGTGATTTTCGATAAAACAGAGACTGTCATCGAAATGAAGATCACAGAAATTGGCCTTGGGACGTAAAGCAGGGGAATGCGGAATGAGCTGCTATGGGTGTGTCTGCAACAACTGTCTCTATAACTGCGAGTTATTCAGCGCATACTTCACGCCGGGGGAGATCGAGGACGTGGAGGACGTCTGCTATTGCTGTGATGAGTGCAAGTGGTTCGATGGGGACTATACGAAGCGGAGCCAGTGGCGAAAATCGTGCGAAAAATTTCGCCTGCCGGCGAAGTATAAAGAGTATCTGGAACAGGTGAAGCAGAAGGAGGCTCGTGCGGCGGTCAAACGCCGAGGGGCATTTACCGTGATTGAGGGAGGGAAAAAGGATTGAACGTAGCCTATAACATGGACTGCATGGAGTATATGCGGACGCTGGCCGACAAGGCGTTTGATCTGGCCGTGGTGGACCCTCCATATTTCAGCGGCCCGGAGCGGCGTGGCTATTATGGCTGTAAGATCAGCCCCATTGGGGTGAAACGGGATTACCCTGTGTCCCCCAAATGGGATATACCTGACGCAGAATTTTTTTCTGAATTGGACAGAGTGTCAAAGCATTATATCGTATGGGGCTGCAACTACTTTGATTTCGTGTTTTCTCACGGGCGAATCGTGTGGGACAAGTGCAATGGGGAGAGCAGCTTCAGCGATTGCGAAATTGCGGCGACGAACTGCTTTGAAAGCGTCCGTCTATTCCGCTATATGTGGAATGGGATGTTCCAGGGGAAGAGTATTGCAGAGGGGACAGTCCAGCAGGGGAATAAGTCGCTGAACGAGAAGCGCATCCACCCGACGCAGAAGCCGGTGACGTTATACACATGGATTTTGCAGAAGTACGCAAAGCCGGGGGACAAGATACTGGACACCCACTTAGGCAGCGGAAGCAGCCGCATAGCCGCCTATGATCTTGGCTTTGATTTTGTGGGGTGTGAGATCGACCCTCACTATTTTCAGGCGCAGGAAAAGCGCTTTGCGGAACACACGGCGCAGATCAGTTTGTTTACGGGAGGTTGAATATGGATAGCTTGAATGCAAGCAGAATAGCTGGCGGGAACAGTGCGTATGGGCGGAGTCAGTCAGACTTCTATCCCACCCCGCCGGATGTGACGGTGGCACTTATGCGCTTTTTGAATCTTCCGCGCACAACGTCCGTGTGGGAACCGGCAACGGGAGAGGGCGATATGGCCGGTGTGCTTCAGACCTACTTTGAGACCGTCTATGCTACGGACATTCTGGATGGGACGGACTTTTTGAAGTCCAGCATTGACGCGGCTGATTGGATCATCACAAACCCGCCTTTTTCGCTGGCGGAGGCGTTTATCCGCAGAGCAGCGGAGCTGGGCAAGCCTTTCGCGTTCCTGCTCAAGTCGCAGTATTGGAACGCAACGTGCCGGCGGAAGCTGTTTGACAAGATCCCGCCCAGCTACATTCTGCCACTGACGTGGCGCCCGGATTTCTTTTTCAAAAAGCGGATGCCCGGAGAGAAGGGAAGTCCGCTGATGGACGTGATGTGGTGCGTATGGCTGACGCCATGGAAGAATGATATTCAGACGGTGTACCGTCCGCTGACGCGGCCGGAGATGGGAGCGGGAAATAAAAATGGCTAAACTGGCGATTCTGCTATTTATTCCGCTCTGCCTTTGCGGGTGGGCCTGTTACGGCATCTGTAAAGACTGGGATAAGGGCGCGCTGGCGATCCTGATGCTGCTGCTGACCGGTGCGGCGTTCCAGTGCGGGTTTGTGATGTGCTGGATGATTTTTTAGAATTAAAAAGTATCGTATGATACGAACTGCTATGATTTGTTTAAGGCATACCCTAATGGTTGTAAACCAAGCCCAAATCGAGCAAAAAGGAGAAAAGAGAAATGAAATCTTTGGTTTTGTTTCGCAAGGTTTGCAATATGGTTTATTGTTGTGGTCTTGATATACCTCAATGGAAAACAAGAAATCGGATTGAGCAATTATGTAGAGCTGGCAACAACAGTATTGGTGAAGATAGAGAGGATAGATTCGTGGTGTGCGAGCTTGATGTAAATTGGCAAAACTATTCAGGAGATGAACTTGCCCATCTTTGCGAACAATATTGTAAACAGACGGAGGACAAATAAAATTTATGGTGATTCTGTCTGGCATCGTTTTTCTTTTCCTTTTCCGTAAAATCTTTTTCTATGCGAAAGACTTGCTTAAACAACAAGGACTTGAGTACAAACCTAAATTAACGATGCTATGCGCCTTATACGCTACAATGTTTGGGGCCTTTGGCACGTTCGCAATTTGTGCAAGCATTTATACAATAATTTTACTGCTGAGTGGAGAGGGGCATTTGGGATGAAGTACGAATTTCGTATCGGAGACTACGCTGAGACCAAGGATGGCAACCGGGGGTATGTCATCAAGAGTGATCTTTTGTGCTACCAAGATATTGTGACGGGGTACATAATTACCGTGAAATTCAGCAATGAGGAAACCATGACGTATGAGTTTACAGCCAACGAGGCGCACCGACAGTTCAATTGCATTGGGCGTTATGACCTTACAGAGAAAGAAAAGAGTAAGATTGAACCATTCCAAGTCAATCCGTCACTTACTGAGTATGCGTCAATTTTTGCAATGAGCGATAAAATCAACGAGCTTGTGGATGCAGTCAATGAACTGCGTATGCGGGATGCAAAGGAGAGCAAGGATGATTGAGCACATCAGAGTTGTAAGCAAGCAGCGGCCCGCGAAGCTGGCGTTTGATATGCAGGTCGGGGCGCACCTGCGTGTGTATATTGCCGGGAAGATCACCGGCGACAAGAACTATCGGGAGAAGTTCGCCAAGGCGGAGATGGTCCTCACTGCCATGGGACATTGTGTCCTAAACCCGGCGAATCTCCCCTCCGGCATGGAGCAGGGCGATTATATGCGCATCTGCTTTGCCATGATCGACTGTGCGGACTGCGTGGTTCTGCTGCCGGACTGGCGTGAGAGTTCCGGGGCGCGGTTGGAGCGGGCCTACGCTGAGAAGATCGGGAAAGAAGTTGTCATGGCGGAACAGGGCAGGATCGAGGAATATTTGGAAAAAATGGAGATGGGGAGATAAAAATGGGAGTGACAGTTTTATGCTGGAAAACCGGGCGGAGCATCGACCTTGACTATTTTGGATTTAAGCGACTGAGGGATAAGGTCGCAGAGTTGTACGGCGGTGTATTTTGGGACCACTATCAGGGCATTGACAAAGCCCCCTTTATGGGAGAAGCACGGAAGCAGTATTTTGATGCCTTCGACAAAAGGACAGAAGAACTGATCCGAGAGAAAAAGGTTTCCGTAAAAATAGTGGATTTTTTGCTTCAACCGGATATAGAGGGGAATATCCACTATGGGGCTTGCAAGGAGATCCTAAAAGTGATTGGAGACTATGATGATGAAATTCACTACGGCTACGCTGGAAGAAAAGACTGCGCCATGTTCCGGGATTTCAAGGCTATTTTGACAGATTGCGCAGTCCACAAATGCGATATGGTTTGGAGGTAATCAGATGGATCGATTGACTTATTGGAACGAAGAATACGGGTGTTGGTCTTATCATTGCGGAAGCGGTGAGGCGGCAAACCGCCTCGCCGCCTACGAGGACACGGGCATGACGCCGGAAGCGTTTCAATCTTATGTGGTGTTTCTTCAGGATTTAATCGGAAACCAAAAAGCCAGTGAGGCACTGGACAGGTTCCGCCAGTTGGTCAAAGCCGACAGAGACGGGCGGCTGGTGGTGCCGCCGTGCAAGGTGGGCGATACGGTGTATGAGGTTACAAGTCGAAAAACCATAAGCGAATACCGAGTAAAGGCAATTCGTGTGGAATTGTTTTGTACATTCATTGAATGGGATATTGTAGCCGGGTTTGTTGATAAATCCATTTTCGGCGTACCGGTTGATGAAATCGGCAAGACTGTGTTTCTTACCCGCAAGGAGGCGGATCGTGCATTGGAGGGCAAGCGGAATGCGTGAGATATTATTTCGGGGAAAAGACCCCGAGAGCGGAACATGGTACGAGGGTTACTACATGGCTCTTTCGGATACGACCTATTGCTTTCAAGGGGACTATGCCGCACACCCGGACAACACCAAACATTACATCGTTTTTGACCGGATGACCGACTGGGGACTTCCGAACCAGCATTTGAGAGCGGATGTAGACCCTATGACTGTCGGACAATACACCGGGCTAAAGGACACGAATGGTAAGAAGATTTTCGAGGGTGATTTCGTGATTTCGACAAATCCGCGGCGGCTCTCAAACAAGCCGGAATTAGTGAAATATAACCCGTCAAGCGGATATTGGATGTGCGATCCACGCAGAGGTCCGCTTGTAGTTGGCAATGTATACGACAATCCGATGGAGGGGAAACAGAATGAGTAAAGCCGTACTTATCAGCATCCGCCCGAAGTGGTGTCAAAAGATTGCCTCCGGCGAAAAGACTATCGAAGTCCGCAAGACCAAGCCGAAGCTGGAAACGCCGTTTAAGTGCTATATCTACTGCACAAGGGATAAGCACCTTGCGTTTATGCAGAATCAGACAGGCACAAACCTGATTGCCTGCATGGATGTGGATGCGGCAATCCCGGTGGGCGGTGCCATAGGAAACGGCAAGGTCATTGGCGAGTTCACCTGTGACCGGATTTATGAAATTCGTAAGCGTGGAATACCTGAAAATTTCGATTATTGTTACCTCTCACTCAACGAATGGGGTAATGACGATATTGAAACCGAAATCAGAGCCATATCCGCGTCGTGTGTTTCAAAAGAAGAACTCAACGCTTATGGGTCCAAAGCGCCACTTCTCTACGGCTGGCATATTTCCGACCTGCGCATTTATGATACGCCGCGCGATCTGGGCGAGTTCAAGACGCTATGTAGAGTTGATGCCGATTGCTGTGCCTGCCCTTATTACAATTACACCAAAATGGGCTGTGATGGCCGGGTTATCGGTCGCCCACCCCAAAGCTGGTGCTATGTAGATGACGTGCAAGCCAAATAATGCAAACGAAAAACCCTCGCTTTTGAAGCGGGGTTTTTTTGTTCGTAAAACCGTTCGTAAAATTGAAGATAAAACGCCTTGCATTTAGTATTTTTGTTGGCGTAATGGAAAATATTTTTACCATTGAAAAACGTCTGAACCCGTTGGAATATAAGGAAAACCCCACAATCACAAGGATTGTGGGGTTGGTCCGAGTGGCGGGAGTCGAACCCGCTAATAAATAGCTATAACCGTTGAAAATGAATGTGCGTTTTGCGGCGTTCGTAAAATCGTTCGTAAAACGCAAGGTTTGGCGGTGGGAAACATGAGGGGGGCGGTGAAAAGTCAGGCGGACGCACAAGGCTTTTTTTCGAGGGTATGCTCTGCGTCCGAAGCGGTGTCATCGCCTCGATTTTTGTAAAACCGCTCCATTTTGTTTTCGGCGTTGAGACGGTCCTCTCTGGCGAGTTTAAGATAAATCTTATGAACGGTGTTATGGTCGCTCCATCCACCGATTTCTTGCACTTCCAATTCGCTAAGCCCAAGATGGAAACCGAGGGAGGCGAAGGATCGGCGGAGACCGTGAACACCGCACTCAGGAAGGTCATTCTTTTTGCAGATCAGGTTGATGCCGCCGCGCAAAGAATTTTCAGTACAATCCAGAATGGGAAGGCCGGCACTTTTCCGCTGCGAAAGCAGCTCGTAAAGGGCGGGGATCATAATTTGGATCGTGCGTTGAGACGAAACGTTTTTGTTGGTCTTTTTGTACACGAAGTTTCCGTTTTTATCCATGACCCGTGCGCCCTGAACGGTGATTCGCCTTTTCTTCAAGTCTATATTTTCCCAGGAAAGGCCGAATATCTCAGAACGGCGGAGGCTGTGAAGGGCCAGCAGCGCGCCCGCTTCAAACCGGCTGCCGCTCACAGCGTCCACAAAAACAAGGATCTGCTGGTAGGTCAGCCAGGGAAGGTCTTTTTTTATGCGTTGAGGGAGCCGGACTTCCGGCGGAGCGATGTGATTATCCCGCATCACGGTGCAAACAAGGCCCCATGAATTATACACCGTTTTAGGGGACACGGTTTCACTGGCCTCGTCGATCTCCGACTGCCAATTTGAAAGGTCTTGTATTTTGGCATTGATCTTTCCGGGGAAGCGATTCTTTTTGATACACTCATATCCACGAATCGTTGACGGGGATAGAGATTGATTTTTTTCCAAATAACTGTCGATTGCCTGAAGAAGCGTGAGACTGCATTTTGATTCCTTTTTGGCTTCCAGAAAGCCAGCACGAATGGCGCGGGCCTTGGCTTCGCAGAGAGCGGCGGTATCCTCCGTGATACTCTGCCCTTCGGCCCGCAGTTCGATGTTCCACTTGCCGGACTTCAACTGACGTGGGGAGGGGACTTTGATCTCGTCCTTTTTTTTGCGCTCCCTGATCTGGCGTTCGCCGCACCACTTGCAGAAGATGGAATCATCGTCAATGACGCGCTTACAGTTTTTACATTTCATGCGCACACCTCCCGTGTGTATCAGCCGTGGAAGAACCCAAATTCCAGACAGTGCAGGTCCAGATAAACGGCGTAAGCCACGACGAAGATCAAAAGGACCAACATCCATCGCAAAAGACGGTCCCGGTTGCGGATGCCGTGGGACTGACGTTCCACAAATTCCCGGAGAAGTTCGTTCTGGGCGTTCAGGCCGTTGATCTCCTGACGGTAGACATCCAGTTCCCGGTTTACGATTTCCTCTATGGTTTCCGGTGGCGGAGAATCTTCCGTTGGTTTCATCCCTAAAAACTGGTCAATGGAAATTCCGAGGAAAACGCAGATGGGGCCGAGAGTTTCCAACGTAGGGGAATGGGTGGTGGCACGGAACATATTGTTCACCGTGTTGAGAGGAACTCCGCTGCCGTCCGCGATTTCCTTGTTTGTGATGTGTTTTTCTTCTTTTACCGCGCGGCACTGGTCAATCAATGACAGCATACATAGAGTACCTCCTTGTTGAAAATTGACAAAATGTGCGAAATAGCAATCGGAATTGTGTGTATCAACACCGAAATCGTGTGTATTAAGACTATCAAACTTGAGGCTTTGATGGTACGATAAAAGCAGACCTACCGCACCCCCAAGCAGCAGGTCTTAACGGGCCGCCGCTTTCGTGGCTGGGGCGGCGGCTCTCCATCACAGCTTCAGGGGGCAAGAAAGAAAAACGGAACAGGTGGGGAGAAAGGACTTGTATGTGTAGAAATGGAATTAACAGGAGCGGACCTTCATACCGACGCGGGTCTCCGTGATGAATTGAAACACCAGATCAAAGGACTGTCGGATGAAAGCATGAAAAAGCTGTGGGAAGCTATTCAATGCGGGGTGTTTGGCGCACCGCTGGAAACCGGAAGTTAGGTAGTGGGCTTCCCCTGACGGCTTTTTAAAAACTCAACGTACTGCGCAAGGTCGGCCAACTGGCTATCCTCGCAGGAATCGACAAAATCATAGATGGCTTTCGCATAGCCGCTACCCGTCCCGCTTTTGGCGGGGCGGGTATTTTTTTGGGCCTGACGGTCAGCCGCAGCCTCAATGGTCTGAATAAAGGTCAGGTCATGAAGGGATTCCCGCAGGCCGTCGATCTCCACGGCGATTTCGTCCGCTTCCTCCGCCGTGGCGGTTTTCTGTGCCTTTTCCAACTCCGCCAAGCGGAAGTTGGCTTCGTCGATCTGGGAATCAGCGGAGACGCCCATCACATATTCAACGGGAACTTCAAAATAATCGGCAATGCGGGAGATGGTGGAACTATCCGGAATTGCCGCTGTTTTTTTCCACTTGGTCGGCGTAGAGTTGCTGAGACCCATTTCCGTGGCCGCTTTGGTACAGGAAATGTTTTTGCGCTGACACAGCAGCTTAAATCTGTCATAAAACATAAGTCTTGCCCCCTGATTTTGAGCATTATGCCGAAACTAACCAAAATCAGGAAAACGGGTTGACAACCTAACCACAGTCAGGTATCATAAGCGTATAAACTGATTTTGGTCAGTTAATTTGACGGCGGTTAGGTTGATGGATTTTGCTGGTTTGGTCACTTGCATCATATCATCAAACCTAACCAAAGTCAACATTTTTAATGAAGGAGGTTAGATTTGATGCCTGCAAAATGGACTGGCGAGTTGGTGGGGGAGATCCACAACGCCGGATTGACGATCAAAGAGGTTGCGGAAGCAGCTGGAATGAACCCCAAGTACATCAGCACCGTGCTCAACAGCGACGGCGACGCTCCCAAGGCAGAAGCGAAGCTACGGGCGGCACTGGCTCGGTTGACTGGGAAAGCCGCACAGGTAGGTGATGAGAATGAATGAGTTGCAAATTTTTCGCTACCAGAGCAGCGAGGTACGAACCATGGAGGTCAATGGCGAACCGTGGTTTGTCCTGAAAGATGTGTGCAACGTACTGGGGCTTGGAAGCGCCCACAAGGTTGCAGACCGGCTTGATGAGGATGAGCGGAATCAGATTCCCCTCACCGATTCACTGGGTCGTGAGCAGGAAACGACCATTGTCAGCGAGAGCGGCCTGTACAATGTGATCCTTCGTTCGGACAAGCCGGAGGCAAAGCCGTTCCGAAAGTGGGTCACAAGTGAAGTCCTCCCATCCATCCGCAAGACCGGCGGCTACGGTCAAAAGGCACTATCCCCCGTGGAGATGTTTGCCATGCAGGCCCAGATCAATCTGGATCAGGAGCGGCGGCTGAAAGCCGTAGAGCAGAAGCAGGCCGTTTTGGACGGCGTGATGGATGTAATGGCGGCGCCCCTTCTGGCCGAGGACGGGTGGCAGGAGAAGGCACAGAAAGCCATCAATACGGCAGTCGAACGGTTTCAGACGAATCACCAGACATTCCGGGCAGAACTCTATGAGGACGTGGAGCGGGTCGGCCATGTGGATCTGGAAACCCGGCAGACACGGCTTCGCAAGCGCATGAAGAACGCCGGGGCTACGGCTACGGAGTGCAAAGGCGTTTCTAAACTCCATGTGATCGCAAGAGACCCTAAGCTGCGGCCAGTATTTGAAACGCTGCTGAAGCAGAAGGTGATCCGCATGGCAAAAGAACGGGGGATGGAGTATTAAATCACGAAAGGAGGCGGCGGGATGCCGCGTGTAAAGCTGGGACGGAAGCCCAATGACGAGGTTTTGATCTCACTGCTGTGGGGCAGACAGGCCGCCATGGGGATGCCGGTGGGCACGATGGCGGAGAAGGCGGGCATGACGCCGCAGACCCTACGGTCTCGGAAGAAGTCCCCGCAGGACTTTTCGCTGAAGGAACTGCTGAAGCTGGGACGCGCACTGGACATTCCCATTGAGGAACTGCGAGATGCCATCCGCTATTAACGAAGGGAGTAAGAGGACTATGACACCGACGAATATCAGTGCAAAGACGCTGGAAGCCATTGAAAAGGCGCTGACCCACGGGGACCGTGTGGAACTGATCCCGGTGAAGGACGGCGTGAAGGTGATCCGCATCCGGCGGGACGAGATCAAGTAAGCCTATGGGAAAATTGAATGAGATGCCTGTCCCTAAGCGTTGGGGCAGAGGAGCAGAGCGTTGCTGATGGAACCGGGGATACCGGGCCATTCGGCAGCGCTTTTTGTTTTTGCTGTAAGGAGACGGAAATTTGATGAAAACCTTTGAGGAATACGAGGCGGAGGCCGCGTGGGAAGCCCACTTGGAAAACGCCCTTCGCGTGGCACGGCGGGAAGCTGCGGAGCGTAGGCGGAAGGCCATCCGCAGAGCGGTTCTGCTGTGGGTGTCTGTGGCGCTGGTGCTGGCGGCGCTGTGGCTGGTGCGGGAGACCGGGAAGCCGGAGCCGGAGGCACCCACCGTGACGGTGGGACGGCTGGCCGGGGACGAGACACCGGCGGTGGAGTACGCCTCACTTGTCCTCTGGCAGGAGCTGGACCCGGAGACAGCCCCGCCGGTTCAGGAGGACTACGAGAACGAGAAGATCGAAGCGGCACTGTTTGACAGCGGCTACTTCCGGGCGGATGTTCCGCTGGACGGAGACCTGCAAAGCTATCTCCGGGCCGCCTGCGAGGAAAGCGGCGTGGAGTACACGCTGATGCTGGCGATCATCCGTAAGGAGACCGGCTACCGGAACGTGGAGGGGGACGGCGGGGCCAGTTGGGGCTACTGCCAGGTACAACCCCGGTGGCACAAGGCCCGGATGGAGCGGCTGGGGGTAACGGACCTGATGGACCCCTTTGGAAATTTCCGGGTGGCCTGCGACTACATGGCGGAGCTTTTGCGCCGGTATGACGTGGAAAGCGCGTTGACGGCCTACAACAGCGGCCATCCGGGGCACAGCGATTATGCCAGAACCGTGATGGGGTATTGGGAGGAACTGAAAAATGGGTGAGTTGGTACGGCTGACTTTCCCGGACCGGCCGCAATGGCTGGCAGGACGGTGCCGGGGCATCGGCGGCAGCGAGGCGGCGGCGGCCATTGGGCGAAGCCCATGGAAAACGGCGCTGACGCTGTGGAAGGAGAAAACCGGGGCGCAAGCCGCGCCTGATCTCGGCGGCAACGAGGCCGTGGAGCTGGGGCGGCGAATGGAACCGGCCATCCGGGACTTCTTCATGGCGCAGTATCCCGGCTACGAGCTTTACTACGGTGCCTATGACATTCTCTATCAGAGCGACCGCCCATGGCTTTTTGCCACGCTGGATGGAGAACTGACGGAGACGGACACCGGACGGAAGGGCATTTTGGAGATCAAAACCTCGACGGTGAGCCGGGGAATCGACTGGGCGAAATGGCGGGATCAGGTTCCTGAGAACTATTTCACGCAGATCCTTCACCAGCTGCTTGCCACCGGGTATGACTTCGCCGTGCTCTATGCGGCGCTCTATGATCTGTCCGGCAATATCACCCTGCGCCGCTACGATTTCGAGCGGCGGGAGCACGAGGCAGACCTGAACTGGCTGCTGGAACAGGAAACGGACTTTTGGGGCCATGTGGAGGCGGGGACGATGCCCGCCCAGACTTTGCTTTTGTAAGGCGCACAACTCCGAAAAATTTAAGAAAGACGAGGAGACATGAATATGGAAGAAAACGAGTTTCACATTTCGGTGAGGAACACCAAAACCGGCGAAACCCTGCTGGATGGAGACTCCACAGCGTTTATTTGCCTGGTTGCGGGCGATGATGGAGTTCAAACAGTCTGCGAACTCTACTGCGACAGCAACACGGTAGTAAATGTGCTGTATCAGGCCCAACAGACGATCTACCGTATTTGCCGGGAGCATCCGGAATTGAGACGCCCGCTGAGTGACCTTACGCACAAAAACCGTTTGGAATCTTTTCAGAAAGCGTGGTACGAACAGGAGGAGAAGGCATGATGCTGGTAAACATTCGCTATTATAAGCCCCTGCACAAGGCATACGCGGGGAACGCATTTACCTACCGGACGGCGCTGCCGCTGACGGTGGGGGACAAGGTGATGGCTCCCACGCAGGGCGGAGACAAGCGGGCCATGGTGGTGGAGATCAACGTGCCGGAGAGCCGTGTGGACGAGCGGATCATGCCGCTGCTGAAGGAGATCACGGCCTATGATACCGGGGAACAGGAGGATGCGGACGCATGAGCAGTGCAATGGAATTTGCCATTACCACGGACTTGACGCCGCTGAAGGAGTTCAGCATCTCCGCCAATTTCGCGGAGTGTCAGGCGTGGCTGGAAGAAAATTTGGCCCCGTACCGGGGCATGGTGGTGACGGAGGACGGCATCGCCGCGGCGAAGAAGTATCGGGCCAACATCCGCTCCGTGGCCGCACGCATCGACGAGTGCCGGAAGATGGCGAAGGCGGCGGCGCTGGCAAGCTACGCCCCCTTTGAGGAAAAGTGCAAGGCGCTGACGGCTATGTGCGACGAGTCCGCAGCCAATCTGGACGGCCAGATCAAAGCCTATGACGAGCGGCGCCGCACGGAGAAACTGGACGCGATCCGGGTCTTTTTCGATGAGCGTATCGGAGAACTTGCGGAATTTCTGCCGTGGGAAGCGGTTCTGGACAAGCGGTGGGGCAACGCCACCTATTCCGAGGAACAGGCCCACAAGGACATTCTGGTGGCGATCAGCAAGTGCGACAGCAGTATTGCCGCGATCCGCGGACTGAACAGTGAGTTCGAGACAACGCTGCTGGAAGAGTACAAGCAGTGTCATGACCTGCCGACGGTGCTGAAAAAGGAGCAGGCCCTCAAGCGGGTGAAGGAGATCGAGGAACAGCGGAAAGCCGAGCAGGAGCAGCGCAGACGACAGGCCGAGGCGGCGCGGGCGGCGGAGGAAGCCGCCAGAGCGGAACGGGTTCAGGCCGCCGTGGAAGCGGCAAAAGCCATCCAGACGGAAGCCCCGGCACCGGCGGCTGAGGTAAAACCGGAGCGCACGGCCCCGCAGACCGTTACCCTTTCGTTCCGGGTGACGGGCACGGTGGAGCAGCTGAACGGACTGCGGGATTATATGCTGGCCAACGGCATTGCCTTTGGCCGCGCGGACTGAATAAGGGAGGAATTTTGACATGAAGGCAACCAACAGCTTTGCGCCCCAGGCCCAACGGGACAACAAGCCCACGTTTTCTATGGCTATCGCGGCCCCCAGTATGCAGAAGATGATCCAGAGCGCTCTGCGGAGCGACAAGGCGGCGGCGCGGCTGACCTCCACCCTGATCTCCGCCGTGAATGCCAGCGAACAGCTGAAAAACTGTGAACCCAGCACCATTGTGGCGGCGGCGCTCCGTGGCGAGGGCATGGGCCTGATCTTCGGCCACGGCTACTATGTGGTGCCTTACGGCGCCACGGCCACCTACATTCTTGGCTACAAGGGATACATCCAGCTTGCCATGTCCACCGGGTTTTATGCCGACATTGACTGCGTGGAGATCCGGGAGGGCGAGATCGAGGGCCGGGACCGGCGAACCGGCAAGCCCCTTGTGAACCTTGCCAAGTATGAGAGCGACGAGGAGCGGCAGAGTAAGCCCATTATCGGCTACTACGGCTACTACGAGCTGAAGGACGGGACCTTCCGTTTTGAATACTGGCCCATGGACCGGCTCCTGCGCCATGCGGACCGGTACTCCAAGGCGTTCAGCTATGAGAAGTTCAAGGCCATGCAGAGTGGGGAGATGAACCCCAAGGACGTGGAAAAGCTGCTGAACGGCTCCCCCTGGTACGATCCCAACGGCGGCCAGGACCGGATGTGCCGCAAGACGATTCTGCGGCAGCTGCTGAACAGCGGCTACGCGCCCCTGTCCCCGGAGGTCAAGACCCAGCTCATGGAGGAATCCAGCGCCGAGGACGAGGGCATGATCCCGGATATGCCCATGCCGGAGCGCACGGTGGCGTCCACCGGAGAGGTGGTAGAGACCCCGCCTGCGGCTGTGGAAGCCCATCAAGAGACCGTGGAGAGCGAATCCGGTATGGTTACACCACCAAAGGAGGGAAAGACCGCAGAGACCAATCAGAAGGCACAGGACGATGTTATGGACTATGCGGCCACCTTCTTTGGGGAATGAGGTGAGGAACCATGCTGATTTCCATTAAGACGCGGGAGGAGGACGGGAGCCGGTACATGATGTGTGCCGGCACCGTGACCCGCGAGGTCAAGATTGGAGCCACCGCCAAGGGGACACCGAAAGCGGAATTTGGCATGAAGTACGCCAAAGGCGAGTTCATGAACGTGTCCGCCGTGGGGGACGATGACGTGACCCGCATGGCGGCGTGCCTTGAAAAAGGGGATGCCGTTCTGGTGTGCGGCGTGTGGAAAACCCGGAGCTACACCACCCGTGACGGGGAACAGAAGGAGTGGAGCGAGCTTCACGCGGAGTTCGTGGCCCCGCAGACGGTGATGGCGGCCGTGCTGGACCTGCTGTCGGCGGGAAGCGGGAAAACGCCCGTCTCCGAACCGGCGAAGTCCATGGAACACAGCGGCAGTCAGGCGGGTTCCCTTGACAGTCAGGAGGACGCCGTTTTGCCGTGGGAACAGCACGCAGAGGACGAACCCTACGATTATGTACCGCAGATTTAGGGGGAATTGACCTATGGCGAAAGAAAACCGGTATTTCTGGCTGCGGCTCTATGATGACTTCTTTACGTCCAAGCGGATTAAAAAACTCCGCAAGCTGGCAGGCGGGGATACCTACCTCATCATTTACCTGAAAATGCAGCTCATTGCCATGAAACACGATGGAATTTTGCAGTGGTCAGGTCTCGACGATAACTTTGCCGATGAGCTGGCGTTGGAACTGGATGAGGAACCGGCCAACGTGGAGGTGACGATCAACTACCTCCTTTCCTGCGGTTTGGCGGAGACCTCGGATGACGTCACGTTTTTCTTCCCGTATGCGGTGAAAAACGTTGGGAGTGAAGGTTCCTCCGCGAAGCGGATGAGGGAGTCCAGAGCAAGAGCAAAGCTGGGAGAACCGTCACAATGTGCGAACGATGTGCGAACATTGTGCGAACATCGTTACGGAGAGAAAGAGATAGAGAAAGAGATAGATATAGAAGATATATCTTCTTCACTACGTTCAGAAGATATGGGGGGCAGTGCCCCCAGTGAGCCAAAGGCACCGGAGAGCGGAAAGCGGACGGCGGTGAAATTCGTACCGCCCACGCTGGAAGAGGTGGAAGCCTACGCCGCGTCCCGGCAGAGTACGGTGGACCCCCGGCGGTTCTTTGAGTATTTTAACACCCCGGACGCACAGGGCCGCTCGTGGAGGGACAGCAAGGGGAATCCGGTGAAGAACTGGAAGCAGAAGTTCCTCACATGGGAAGGCCGGGACAGCGGGAAGGGAAAGCCCTCCCCGGCGGCATCCCGGACGGACAAGCCCCGGAAAAGCTGGACGGAGCTGGCAGCGGAGATGGATGCGGAGGAGGGCCGCACAACATGACCAGACAGGAGACAGGCATCATCATGGATATTCTGACGGCGGCCTATCCCCGGTTTTACAGCAGCACCACCGGGCCGGATATGCGCAACGCCATCAAACTGTGGGCGGATATGTTTGCCCATGACGAGGTGGCGCTGGTGGCGGCAGCGGTAAAAAGCGTGATCGAAAGCGACGAAAAGGGCTTCCCGCCCACTATCGGACAGGTAAAGGCCAAACTTCGCCTGCTGACGGCAAAACCGGAAATGACGGAGGCAGAGGCGTGGGGTCTGGTGGCAAGGGCCATCCGCAACGGGCTGTACGGCGCGGAGGAGGAATTTGAGAAGTTCCCACCGGTGGTACAGCGGATCGTGGGCAGTCCCAACACGTTGCGGGAGTGGGCGCGGATGGACACGGAGACGGTGCACAGCGTAGTGTCCAGCAACTTTCAGCGCAGTTATCGGGCCATTTCCGCACGGGAACGGGAGATCAACGCCCTGCCTGCGGAGGTTCGGGCGCTGGTACAGCGCATCGCCACCGGGCCGGAGCCGGAGAAACTGGCGGCGCCTGAGAAGAAGCCCCTGCCGGCGGCGGAAGCAAAACCGGAAGCCGAGGCGGTGAAGCCGCCGGAATGGTTCAAGGATGCGGTACGGCTCCAGCGGCGCAGCCGGGATGAGGTGATGGCCTATCTCCGGGGAAAGGCCGATGGGGATGGCAGGTAATTTTACGCTGGCAATCTGTATGCGGAGATACAGTACGAAGGCGGAGAAGGAGGACCCCTCCAACAGTCTGCACAAGTGCTGGTCCTGCAAACTGGCCTATGGGCAATGCGAATGGAGCCGGGTGGACGAGAAAAGTGGAAAGGTCCGCTTTGAGGACGTTCCCGGCTGGAAGGTCCAGCGGAGATCCCGCATGGATCGGGACGGACTGGTGGAACGGGTACAGGTGCTGGATTGCCCGAAATATCAGGAGGAAAAGCGATGAGTGTTTGTTTGGATGACCTAAACAGCCTGCCGGAGCGATACCGGAAGCAGGTACAGCAGCAGATGCAGACCCAGCAAATTGATCGGACGGCCAGGGTAATGGCCCGGTTCGTGACGGAGGAGAAGGGGAAGGCGGAAGCGGCGGCGGAGGGTAAGCGCAAGCACCACAACCACCCCGCCGCCCGGACCCTGCCCAACGGAACGGAACACACCTTTGACAGCCGCAAGGAGGCGGCACGGTATGACGAGCTGGTACTGCTCAGCAAGGCCGGGGCCATCCGGGACCTGCGGCTCCAACCTCAATTCACGCTGAAGGAAAGTTACATCACGGCCAACGGCGACCGAAGCCGCGCCGTGACATATCGGGCGGACTTCTCCTACGAGGAGCGGGGGAAGGACGGCACATGGCATTTGGTTGTGGAGGACGTAAAAGGCCCTTCCACGAAAAAAGACAAGACCTACCGCATGAAGGTGAAGCTGATGCAGGACATGAAGCACATCACCGTGCGGGAGGTATGAACGGAAAGGAGATATGCCCGGTGGAGACCGTAACTGTGATCGTGCGGGCTGTGCTGCCATGGGACAGCGCAGACGGGAAAGACCGGATCGAGATATGCACCCATGACCGGCAGAGCCAGATCGACTACTGCCTGAACCACTGCCCCTATGCGGAATGCGTGAACTGCGCGGGCGGAGGTCGGACTACCAGCCGCGGCGGGCGGCCGCCCCTTCTGCGGGAAGCGGAAATGCAGAAGCTGCGGGAGCTGCTGGAAGCACGGACAGACCCGGCGGACATTTGCCGGGAGATGCACATGGACGCGGATTTTCTAAGTCGGTGCAAACGAAAGCTGCGGAGGGAGACCCCAAGAACGGCCAGACATGAAAGGAGCGGGACATGAAGCACAGCAACGATTACTGGGAACAGGAAGCCTATTGGGAGATGGAACGGCGGCGGGCGGAGAAGAACCGCAAAACCAGAGAGCAGCGGCGGCGGGAGCGGGCGGACACCTCCGCCATGATCGGCGGAATTTGCTTTTTACTGCTGCTGGCGGTTCTCCTGGCAAAGGTCCTACTGGGAGGTGGAACGCCGTGAACAGGGAGAACCGGATAGCAGGGTGGAAGAGAAAGCTGCCACCCTGCCCTCTCTGCGGGCTGGACAGTGGGGAGCGGATGGAGGACGCGGCGCCACCCTTTGACTTCGCCGTGGTGTGCGCTTCCTGCGGGGCGCGGACCAGACCGTATCACGGCCTGAACTGCGCCACAAAAGCGTGGAACCGGGGTGATGTTTACCGCCCGGAGAAAGGAAAACACCATGTATCACTGTGAAACCTGCGGCGCAGATTTTGAAGCCCCGCTGATCTTAGACGGTTCGGAGCCGCGCCCGGACTGCTTTTTTGAGCGGTTTCGGAAGGTGGGCTGCCCCTATTGCGGGAGCCAGTATTTCAACGAAGTGGACGAGGAAGGGGAGGAAAAATAATGGACGCCGTAAAATTTTTGAAGGAAAGAGCACGGATGTGCGAGGCAAATCAAACTGGCGAAATGACCTGCGAAAACTGCGCCGCATACAAGGGGGTTTCGCAGTGCTATAAGCTGGGTGAACCGAAAGACCCAGAAAAGATGGTTGCTATCGTGGAACAGTGGGCCGCCGAGCACCCCGCCAAAACCAGACAAAGCGTGTTCCTTGAGCAGTGGCCGGAAGCGGCGATCTCAAAAGACGGTGCCATAGCAATATGCCCACTTGCAATCTCAGCCGCGTATAGGCATGGGAATGGCGCTTGCAACAAAGGCAATTCCGATACGTGCGCTGAGTGCAAACGGCAATTCTGGTCTGCGGAGGTGGAATGAGATGGATGCGTTGGAATTTTTTAAGACAAGAAAACGGATGTGCGAAGCAACGAAATGCGCTGATTGCAAACTGTATCATGTGCAAGGAGGTTGTTGTATCGCTCCGGAAAAAGAGAAGATTAACGCCTTCGAAGAAGCTATTGCCATTGTAGAACAGTGGGCAAAGGAACATCCCATCAAAACCCGCCAGAGCGTGTTTTTGGAGATGTTTCCCAATGCGCCAATATTTCCAGATACCGGGATCGTTAAAATAGCCCCCTGCGAAGTGGATGCAGTATTGCGTGGGAATTGCCCCGGCGTTGGATGTTGCACGGAGTGCCGGAAGAAATTCTGGCTTGGGGAGGTGGAGGAATGATCCACTTAGGCGACATAACGAAAATCAACGGAGCGGAGGCTCCTGTTGTGGACGTGGTGATCGGTGGCAGCCCGTGCCAGGACCTTTCTATTGCCGGGAAGCGGGCGGGGCTGGCCGGGGCGCGTTCCGGCCTATACATGGAACAGATCAGGATCGTGAAGGAGATGAGAGAACATGACATGGCAAGCGGGCGAACAGGTGAGTTTCTGCGACCTCGGTATATGGTCTGGGAAAACGTCCCCGGAGCCTTCTCGAGCAACGGCGGAAAAGACTTTGCGGCCGTCCTCGAAGAAGCCATCCGGGTCGCAGAACCGGAAGCCCCCGATATTGAAGTGCCTGAAAAAGGTTGGAACACCTGGGGGGGGATACCACGATGAAATGGGAGGACGATGGAGCGTTGCGTGGCGAGTGCTCGATGCGCAACACTGGGGAGTCCCCCAACGTCGCCGTAGAATCGCGCTTGTCGCAGATTTTGGAGGCGACACCGCATGGGAAATATTGTTTGAGCGGCAAAGCATGTCAGGGTATCCTGCGGAGAGCGGAGCGGCGTGGGAAGGACCTGCCTCCGGTGCTGAAAGCGGTTCTGCTTACGCAGTCCGAATCCGGGGAGGATGCGACGGAGGCGGAAAAGGAGCCTTAGTCCAGACGGAGAAAAGCGGGACGATTAAGGCAGGGAATGATCAGACGATTTTCTGCCTTCAAGGAAACGCAATCGACCGGGCTGATACCGTAGAATGTAACGGGAAGGGCTGGAAAGAAGATGTCTACTATACGTTGAACACTATTGACCGTCCGGCGGTCTGCGCCGGTCCGGACTGTCTTACTCCGTGGGATTGCCAGAGCAAGCGGGTATACAGCGAAGCCGGTGTGATGCCAACGTTGCAAGCCGGAGAAAACAGCGGCCAGAATCAGGAAGCCGTACTGTGTGCCGGGTTTAAGCTGGGGAACAGTGAACAGGCCAGGAGCATCGGATACGCCGAGGAACAGGCCCCTACGCTGAACGCAGAGTGTGGGGGGAACAAACCGGCGGTGCTGTGCCTGAACGATCAAGGCGGTAGCATGATGGGCGTGAGCCATGATGTTTCCGGGATGCTGAGAGCACAGGAGCATGGGCACCAACCGGCAGTAATCGCTTTTGCGCAAAATCAGTGCGAAGAGGTTCGCGACGTGGGGGGTAAGGCAGTGTCACTTGCTGCGGAGGCCGGTATGCACTGCCAGACGTTTGTGGCGCTGGATATGTCTCACGCCTGCGACGTCATCCGGGACTGCGGCGAGGTAGCGCCCAGTCTGCAAGCCCGGATGGGAACCGGCGGCAAGCAGATTCCGCTGACGTACCAGAAAACAACCGGAACTTTATCGCCCGGAGCGCATCCGGGGAGCTACAACGGGCAGGATGCTTACAACGATATGCTGGTATGCGGAGCGGCTGTACCGGATATTGCACACACGCTAAAGGCAAAAGCAAACTGCGATTTCAGGGAAGATTCGGAAACATACCCGGTGCAGAATCGAGTGGTTCGCCGTCTCACACCGCTGGAATGCGAACGCTTACAGGGGTTCCCGGACGGATGGACAGATATTGGAGATTGGGTTAAAACAGATAAACGCGGGCGCAAAATAAAAGTGAAAGGAAGTGCGGACAGCCCCCGGTATAAGGCACTGGGAAACTCCATCGCCCTGCCGCCGTGGAAATGGCTGTTGAAACGGCTGTGCGGAAACTACGAGCGAAATGCGACTATGGCAAGTTTGTTTGATGGTATCGGCGGGTTTCCGCTGATCTGGGAGCAGCTGAACGGCTACGGAACGTGCCTATGGGCCAGCGAGATTGAAGAGTTCCCAATCGCCGTGACCAAACGGCGGTTCGGCACGTTAGAGGAACCGGGAGACATGGGACGGTTTTTGTTCCCATGCGGAGAAAGGGAGGAATCGTGAGCGATTTGGAGCAGACCGCAATCGAGCGGCTGAAAGCGGCATCGGATATGAGCCTGCGGCGGGGAATTGGAGGACGCATGAAAGTGTTGATAGCTTGCGAGGAATCGCAGGAAGTCTGTAAGGCGTTCCGCACATTGGGACATGAGGCATATTCCTGTGACATTCAGGAGCCGTCCGGCGGACATCCTGAGTGGCATATCCAGGGCGATGCGCTCAAGGCCATCAAGGGGATGCAAGTGACTACCATGGACGGGGAGACGCATGACGTCGGCAAATGGGATTTGCTGATTGCGCACCCACCGTGCACATACCTGACAAACGCCGGGGCAAGGCACATTTGGAAAGGCGGTCAGTTGCAGCCTGATCGAGTGCAAAAGGGTATCTTAGCACGAGATTTGTTTATGCGTTTCTGGGATGCGGATATTCTGAGGGTGGTTATTGAAAATCCAGTTCCATCCAAAATTTTCTGTCTACCTGAGTATTCTCAAATTGTTCAGCCTTTCCAGTTTGGACACGCCGTAACCAAGAAAACCTGTCTTTGGGAAAGAGGGGTACTCCCCTTGAAGCCAACAAACATCGTAGAGCCGGTTAAGGGACGAAAGATGGTTCTGAGAAACGGAACTGTCCGCTACTCCTGTTGGGAAATGGATTGCGGCGGAAGTAAGGAGGAACGGGCAAAAGCCCGAAGCAAGACCTTCCCCGGCATTGCAAAAGCCATGGCGGAGCAATGGGGCGGAGATATAAGGGAGGAATCATTAGCGACTTGGAGCAGACCGCAATCGAGCGGCTGAAGGCGGCGTCGGATATGAGCCTACGGCTTTTTGAAAAGCCGCTGGTGATCACCTACTCCGGCGGGAAGGACAGCGATGTGCTGTTGCATCTGGCAAGGGCCAGCGGCATCCCATTTGAGGTATTGCACAGCCTGACCACGGCAGACGCGCCGGAGACGGTGCGGCACGTGTACGATACGTTTTATCGGCTGGAATGCAAGGGCATCAAGTGCGACGTGGACAAGCACGTCCAGCCGGACGGCTCCCGTATGACCATGTGGAAACTGATTCAAAAGAAGCTCATGCCGCCCACACGCCTGATGCGGTACTGTTGCGCCGTCCTTAAAGAGGGGGGAGGCAAGGATCGGTTTATCGCTACGGGTGTTCGCTGGGCGGAATCCACGGCCAGGAAACGCCGTGGCGGCTTAGAGGTATTAACGTCTAAGCCACAAAACAAACTGATCCTATCAAACGATAACGACGAGGATCGCCGATTATTTGAAACGTGTCAGCTCAAGGGGAAACGAGTAGTAAACCCCATTGTAGACTGGCAAACGGCAGATATTTGGGATTACGTCGGCGCAGAAAAAATATCCATGAATCCGCTGTACTGCGAGGGATTCTGCCGGGTGGGCTGCATTGGCTGTCCCATGGCATCCAAAACCAGAATCATGGAATTTGCCCGCTATCCAGAAATCAAGACGGCGTGGATACGTTCGTTTGACAAAATGGTGATCATACGGATCGAACGGGGCATGGAAGCATACTCTTGGCGCTCCGGCGTGGATGTATTTCATTGGTGGATGGAGGACGGCGTTTTGCCGGGGCAGAAAGTGCTGGAAGGGTTCGAGGAATGACAAACTTTGAGTTTTACACGAAAAACGCAGCCAGATTGGGTGAGCTGATCGAAAAAGCCGTGGATGACGCGCTGGAAGCAAAGGGCTGCTCACTTGATCTGAAATACCCGGAGAAACTATCCAATGCCGATGATACCCGCATGGTGACGTGGGCAAGCTGGCTGCATGAAGAAATGTAGGGAGGAACTATGAGAGATACAAACCTCGTAAATGCGCTTAGATGCGCTTCAACAGCAGGCGAGCCAATGGGCGACTGCGAGAAATTTACGTTTTACAAAACGGAGCCGGTCCCGGAAGAACTGGTGGAAAAAGTCAATTTGAAAGAGTGGCTTTCCTGCGAGGTTGACCCGATGGTGCTTGCCGCCGCCGACCGGATCGAGGCGTGCCTGAAATGCGGCAAATACACGCAGGCCCATGAGGGGGCCTGCAATGGATGCCGGTGGAGGAGGTAAGAAGATGGAACGACTGACAAAGTACGACACCGATGGACAGGCAATGATGGACTGCCAGAAGTGCGAAGCGGATTGGACGGGTAAGCATGGTAAGCCGATGGCTGACTGCACTGCACTGTATTGCCGCAATCGTTTGTTAGATCGGCTGGTGAAATATGAGGATACGGAGCGGACACCGGAGGAAATTGACATGGATCACGAAGCCGCGGAGACGCTTCGCCAACTGTGCCAAAACTGCGATCTTGACCGCTTGGAGAAACTGGCCGAGGCCGACAGAGACGGACGCGTTGTGGTGCGTCCGTGCAAGGTGGGGGACACGTTATTCAGAGTGTTCGCCGGAGAAATCTTAGAGCACAAAGTCAGAAACATGAGATACCTCGCAATACAGGGACGGTGGGACATTGATACAACCCCGTTCTGCTCATACGTAGAAAGTTCCATAGGGAAAACCATATTCCTGTCCCGCGAAGAAGCGGAGAAAGCATTGGAGGCGATGAAGGATGGCAATTAGCAAATCAAAGCGTGAAGCGGTCTACCGAAAGTATAATGGCCATTGCGCGTATTGTGGACGCGAAATCGCCTACAAGGATATGCAGGTAGACCATTTTCTCCCATTGAGGGCGTGGGGTATAGAGGACACCGGTACAGACGATCTCGACAACCTCATGCCAGCCTGCCGGATGTGCAACCACTACAAGCGTGCAAATTCGCTTGAAACTTTTAGACGCTACATCGCAGAAATTCCGCGAAAGTTGCGCGAGAACTATATCTACAAGGTCGGCGTTGTTTATGGCAATGTCATCGAGGCCGAAAAACCGATTGAGTTTTACTTTGAGGCGCAGGAAAGGAAGGAATGCCATGATGAAAATCGGATGTGTTCAAAAATACAGTGACCCTTGTCATATCAAGAATGACAGGTTCAGGCTTATTGAATGCTCTTGTACACGCCGAATTTCCAGTAAAAGCGACAGAGTGTATTCTAAGCGTTTTACGCCCCTTGATTACGAGGAAATTGTGAACAACGCAAGTATAATGAGGGAAAATCCAGGAATCATCCTCGTACAAGAGGCATTTTTGCTCGATGACGAATTGCGAGAGAAAGTAGTAAAGTGGGTTGAATGGGTAAATCAGGCAAAACCTAGTGAGTATGACCCATTTGCAAAGGAGGATTAACAATGACTGACCTGACTTACATGGACTGCTGGCACTACATCGCGCCGCTGATACCGATCACGAGCGATAGAATGACGACTGAGATCTACGTGATGACGTTTCAGGTGCTGAAGGAAGCGGATGAAAGGAGAAAGAAAAATGGATGAATACGTCAAACGCGCAGCGATAATGGAGTTCCCAATCCGGAAAGACCATTGCGACAAGGAGCGCGCGAATGAGCATTTTATCTTTGGCATTGAGTCGGTTCTGGAATATGTAGAGAATCTGCCATCTGCTGACGTTGCGCCGGTGGTGCATGGGCGGTGGACGGCTCAATGCGTAGTTGAGATGGACGGCGGATGGACACTTGAAGATATGCCGTACAATGAGTATCAGCACAGCAATCCCATCTGTTCGATATGCCGCAAGACCGCTCTACTCGACGGTGGCGAAGACTATGTGGCATCGCCTTACTGTCCCAACTGCGGCGCAAAGATGGACGGTGGTGTAGAATAATGCGAAACCCATGTAAGGACTGCGTCTATTATCACAAGGAGAACAGAACTTGCCAGTCGAAGAAATGCGCTACTGGTGGTAGTGGGAAAGTATCTTGGATTGATAAATTGTTTTGTTCCCCATGCAAAAAAGATGGACGGTGACAGCGATGCGCTTGATTGATGCGGATCGGTTGTCCGAAGCCATATGGGACAATGTTTCTGCTCCATACGAGGACGCGAGATGTGCAAAAGAAGACTGCTTAGCAGAAATTGAGGCGGCACCGACTATAGATGCCGTACAGGTCACGCGGTGCAAAGATTGCGTCCACGCCCGAAAGAAGAATGACTACGAAAGCGCCTATCTTTGCTATGGGATCTTAATCTGCACGAACTGCGAGGTGGGCGAAGACGGGTTGCTGCCTGTATGGCCGCAGCATTTTTGCAGTTACGGCAGGCAAAAGGGAGATGCCAGCGATGAAGTGTGATACGTGTATTAACGCACGCGCCATCCTGTCCGAAAACGGTTGGCATCGTGTGTGTAACTTGTCAAGCAAGTCAGCTTTGAGATGTATTACTGGCGAGAAAAGCCAATATACAAAGTTTCATGAGAAAGAGAGTTGTAAATCTTGAAGGCATGGCTCGTCAGAGAGAAAGACGAATTTGTCGCAACAATCGTCTTTGCAGAAACAAGAGGCCAAGCAAAGGTTGCTGCGCAATGGACAGATGTTTGTGACGGTGTAGATTTCATGGAAATCGAATGCCGTAGAATGAAAGAAGCGGACAAGTATTATAGACCGGGCAAGTCAGAACTAGACTGGGAAAATCCAGAAGATAGAATTGCAATGGTCAAAGACTGCGGGTTCACTTGCGATTTGGACGCACAATCTGTAAACGAATGCGCACAATGCTCTGCCAAGGAGTTTTGCGACGAAGCAATAGAATGAATTATCCAAAATGCACATAAAGAGAGGGACATAATGAAAGAGACAATCAACATTAAGTATCTTACAGATAGCATTGACAAGTTGACGTACATCGACGGCAAATCCGATTGGATTGACTTGCGTGCAGCAGAAACCGTAGACATGGAGCCAATGGAATTTAAGCTCATTCCGCTAGGTATCGCAATGCAGCTCCCGGCCGGTTATGAAGCCCATGTGATTCCTCGCAGTTCTACCTTCAAAAACTTTGGGATCATTCAGGTAAACAGCATGGGACTGATTGACGAGAGCTATTGTGGTGGCAACGACCAGTGGTACTTCCCAGCTATTGCCTTGAGAAAAACGACCATCCTCGCAAACGATCGTATCTGCCAATTCAGAATCATGAAGCATCAGCCGCAAATCGAGTTCCGCGAGGTGGACAACCTTAATAATGAGAGCCGTGGCGGGATCGGTAGCACAGGCAAATGCTGATGTGCAAGTGTGGCGGCATGCCGCAGGACTTTGAAATTTTTGAGCGTGGACGGGACAAGCCATGTGTGGTGGTCAGTTGCCCCGTTTGCAATCAAAGGACGCCAGCGTGCGAAAATCCGGCCAATGCGTGGCTGCTATGGGAAAGGATGACGAGATATAGCACTTGACGCTTTGTTTTCGTCAAAGAAAATGGATTGGGAGACGCCACAAGATTTCTTTGATGAAATTGACAACGAGTTCCATTTTACATTAGATGCGTGCGCGAATGAAACGAATCATAAATGCGATAAATACTTTTCTGAATCAGATAATGGACTGAAACAAAATTGGGGGGGCAGACAGTCTGGGGTAACCCGCCGTATGGTCGTGAGATCGGCAATTGGGTTCAGAAATGTTCGCAAGAGTCAAAGCAAGAAAACACTACTGTTGTTATGCTGATTCCAGCTAGAACGGACACGAAATATTTTCACGAATATATCTACAATAAACCAAATGTTGAAATTAGGTTCATAAAAGGACGATTGCGCTTTGTTGGAGCGGCAGAAAGTGCGCCATTCCCAAGCATGGTTGTTGTGTTTAGATGAGAGGGATTTAATGGAACGTAAACTTTTTTTCAAATACGGCGAATGTGTAAGTGTCGTTCAGACGCTTGATGCTAATATGTCTGACGAAGAAGCACGTCATGTTGCGTTTGCGGCAATTAACAAACATTGCAAAGAAGAAAATGAACCGGTCTACTATGTGCGAATGTGGAATAGTCGGAACTCGACTATGTTTGATTTCGGAAGTCATAGCGAGTTTTTCATGCTGACTCCGAAGATTGAGGTGGTGTGAATGACGAGAATTTTAGTTGATTCTATGCCTGAAAAGACTGATAGTTGCCCATATGCAGATCGTGTTCCTTCGCTTTCACACCAGAGCACATTTGTGTGCGGACTCAATCAAGACCGAGATGTTTGCAGAGGTGTCTGCAAGTGTCCTGTATTCATCTCGTATGATGAGCTTATGAACAAAAAATATGAGCGAAACTGCTACAAGCCGGTTGTTGGAAGAAACAACTTTGTCGAAGAAGTTGAAAAACACCACATGACGAATCCTTTGGAAATTCTCAACTGGTATCGCAACCTATATTATCAGGAGGACTGTCATTCGGAACAGAGAATTATGGCAGAAGCAATAAATAATTTGTTCATGAAATATAAAGATGTTTTTGGACGTGAAAGCGAGACTGGTTAA